GAAGACGATTGGCAAGCCGCAAGGCACTTCAGTAATCCTCAGTGAGCCTAGTGCGCTTTGCTCACGGACTGTCGGCATACATGGATTTACCCAACTTTGCCTAGGTTTTCAATAGCGCTTTTCTTTGCCGCTAAACCGAGGGACGGGGAAGAATGGGTTTATCCAACTTTGTCTAGGTTTTCAATAGCGCTTTTCTCCAGAACTTAAAGAAATCGTTCATGCTGCTGCCTCCTGATCGCCAGCCCACAAGGGAAGAAATGCCTCTAGCTTCGCTGTCAAGCCTCTATCCCCGTGCATCCAAGGAAAGCTCATGCCGTTGGAGAATTTTATTTCTATCGCTTTGCGTTCTCGTTGGTTCTGTGGATAGAAGCAGTGCAGCCCGTATTTAATTTTTCCTTCTGGGTGTCCTGAAGCAGTCGCCCATGTGTACCACCAATCGTATCCTTCAGGCTCAACTACGCTGTCTGGCTTCTTGATGGGGATAGTGCCTTGTGAGATAAATCTGCTGTCCTCATCACCGAAGCGACGACAAGGTAGATTGCTAAAAGGATGAATGGGACACTTGCAGCCTTCAAACTCTTTCAATACCTGATTTGCATCCCAGACTTCACAGTGAAAAGTCGAATTAAAATCAATAAAATCTTGGTCGTAGTCTTCTTCGTTTATGAACTCCCAGACACCTTCAGGGTAAACACTTTCAATTCCTACCAAGAACTTGCCACGTCTTGTTTGGCAGAGGACGACGATGGAAACTTCTACGTAGTTGAACTTTTCCATGTAGACTCCACCCCAACATCGATCAGCGTGGCGAATGATCATCTCAAATGCGTAACTACTGAGAAACACAGTCATGCTGCTGCCTCCTGATCATCAGCCCACAAGTCTCTGTGCTGATCCAAGAGCTTGCCCGGTACATATGCCCTTCTAGCGAGTTCCCTGCGAAGCGACTTGGGATCGTAGGTATCCGATCGTTTTATCTTCTCTGCGGTGGCTGCAATGCGACTGAGCATCGTTTGTTCCAACGACCTGCCACCGGGTAGCCCATACACATGATCGCCCCTTGGACAAGCTGCGGAGACTACTAGCCCTTCTGACACCAGTGCTTTTACGACTTCGTTCACCTTTAGCCTGCTCATATGTGCGATCGCACGGATGGCGGTCAGGCTGAGCATGTCACCAACGAGCGCTTCGATCACCCGCCTCCTGTTTTCTGCCTCGTTGCGCTGGGCTTTGGTGAGTGACAGCCGTGTGCTTCCCTCAGCGTCGTTTGTCAGGCTGTAGAGAAAATGCCCGTCTGGCTGCCGCACCCTCGTTACAAGCCCTTCTTCTAGCATCTCCATCAGCGTTCGCTCTACTGAGTGGGTTTTCAAGTTGGAAATTGCCCTAACTTGGCTCATGGTGAGGGTTCTCCCACGAAGGATGTCGGCAAATCTTTCCTGACTGCGCTCTGACCTGCGCTCTCGCTCATCTGCCAGCGGCCATGAATACCCTAAATCTGTCAGTAGCACCCGCATGATGAAAAGAACCCTAGGTCGCTCCTCTTCTGGCAATGAGCTGTAGGTAGCCTCAATTATTCCGATTTGACTGGCAAATTTAGTGAGCCAGTCAGGATGCTGTTTCTTGAAAAGTGCGATCGCTTTTTCAAATGACTGGCATTCAAATTTCTTCCAGGTCTTTGTGTCCAACGTTTTACTCCAATCAGTTTTCCGACAATACAGAGAAATGCGATCGCCTGTCAACAGCTAAATCTGAATCAATATGTTGGATATTCCAGAACTCTGGAATATTACGGCTGGGAAATCTGACTAGGATAGCCTCAGCCGCTAAAATTCCCAAAAATAGCGCCGTGTCAACGTGACTGACATACTTTTGGCAACAGGGTTAAAGCGTTGGTATATATGGCTTAGATGCCTGCCGTCGCACTGTCATTGATTTTCCTGATTTCAAAATAGAACAGGATTCAGGGTTATTAATTCACTGAATTAAATATTCAGATCTCTTAGGGCTAATCTTAATCTCAGGATCTAAAACTACTAGATGTCAGTGACGCTGCGACGGGAGGCACCTAATCCATACCCAGTAAGGGTTTGAGTATGCTGCCAAAAGTATGTCAGTCAACATGACACTGCCTGTTTTGAAAGTATTTAGCCAAAAAAGGCGGGCATACTTTTTGGGTATGCCCGCTATCAGGCTGATCTACTTTTTACTTAAGCGCGATCGCCCCTCTCAGCAGCTCAATGGCTACAGACTCAGGCGATCGCCCTTGCTCCACCCCCAGCCTTATCAATTCGCTGTCGATATCCCGTGGCACTGTCAGAACCCGCCTTTGGGTGTTAACGCATTTCATGAGGAGCCAGACCTTGCGCAGCTCCTTCCATGTGCCACAGCCGATCAGGGCACCGTCTACTGCGTCCCTGATGATAACGCGCCCCTGATCGATGGACGAGGTTGGATCGATGTATCCTCGGAGCTGGCTGGTCGTGTCGCGAGGGCGAACAGAGCCGCCTGGTTTGGGATTTCCTCTAGGCATAATTGCTCTTGTGCTCTCTTCCCACTAGCTCAGTAGCTAGCCACTGAGAAAAGGATTCTCCTATCCAAGAATCTTTCCATCCATAGGGATCGTTGTTTGAGGCATAGCTATAAAACTCGTTCTTAGCCCATCCGCCATCAACGTAGGCTTGGTAGGCTTTAGCAGAATCGTTTTGAGCGGGGGTGAACTGACTCATTTTCTGTTTTCTCTCCTGGGTTGGCTGGAATGCGATCGTGTCAGGGTCGCAAGATTAACTCAAGAAGCAATCGCCACCGATGACCAGCCATGATTGACTCTTATTTCCACAGTCCCAGACTTCGTGGGACGCTTTGATTGCTACCGTTTCCCCAGTAGGAGACGTAAGGGTGATCTCGCTCCCAACGACTGCTGACACCGCCCAGCCAATGTATCTCTGTGCCGCAGCTAGCGACTCATCTGCTCTCTGAGACTCTACCGCTGCCAGCCTAGCTTCAACCTTTTCTAGGCTCTCAACCTTTGCCGTCCACCCGCTAGGTGGGAGGTAGAACGTATCCCCGTTAACGAAGCAGACTTTCCAGTTTTGACTGCCAGCTTTAGTCAAGAATATATCTTCACACTCTCCACTCCAGGTTGCTTTTTGGATCGCACCATCAGACCAGGCTTTAACTCCTGGGAGTAGCTTATGGCTTATATTCCTAGGGCAAGGCAAGCCACTTACCTCAAGCAATTCCACCCATTCAAGGGGCAGGAGTCCGTCGATGACTTGAGTTGATATAACCTTTCCCAAGAGTTCACGGAAAGAGTAGTTTGACAGCCGGAAGTCGTCAACCGTGGTCTGCCTAAAGTTTTGACTATAGACATCCTCGCCCCTTACCTTTGCAACCATTTCGTAAATAGTAGTGTTGAATTTCTCGCTCTCTTCCGAAGTGATATCAATGCAGATATCGCTTGGCATCCGCACGTCGCCAGATAGCGACATGACAGAAGCCTTGAAAGCTTCAATCTTTTCTAGCTCTTGCCAGCCAAAGGAATGAGTCAATTGAGGGGCAACATTCAAGGTAAACATTTTAATTTCTCTTTTGTGTTTGGCGTGCTGGACTCGTTTCTTATCTCCCAATATAGTACAGTGTATCGGGATAATCAAGCGATTAGCTAAAGTATTTCTGAGAAGTGCCATGCACCCTCCAAAGCAAGGCAGTGTCATGTTGACTGACATACTTTTGGCAACACCCTCTGAACTATATATATCAATGCTTAGAGGTGTGTTGTCCCACCGTCATTGACTTTTACGATCTCAAAATAGAACAGGATTTAGAGTTATTGATTCACTGAATTAAATATTCAGATCTCTTAGGACTAATCCTAATCTCAGAATCTAAAACCCTTAATGTCAGTGACGCTGCGACGGGAGGCATCTAAGCCGTGCTAAGTAAGGGTTTGAGTGTGTTGCCAAAAGTATGTCAGTCACGTAGACACTGCGCTGTTTCAGTGGCATTTAGCCAAAAAAAGGCGGGCATACTTTTTGGGTATGCCCGCTATCAGGTTGGTCTACTTTTAGACTTAAGTGCAACCCGATCAGATCAGGGTTAGCTGCTCAAGACTCTCTTCTGGCTCAACCTCTTTTCCAGGGACGATCCAATGCGGGGTCAGATCTTCAAGCTCCTGAGTGCAGGAAAGCCCTTCTTTGTGGAGTCGATGGAGGCTCTTAAAAACTTCGTCTACGACTTCTGCGTTGAAAGTGCTATCACGATCCCAGTCGATTTCGTCCAGATAAAAAACCAATACCTTCATCATTCCGGCGATCGCATCTTCGTGGTATTCCAGCGCAGCCTTCCAAATCGCCGCCTCTGGACTAGGAACGTCATCAATGACCACCGCAAATCGTTCATCTTCTCTCATAACTTGGTCTTTTGGCACTCCTGTACCGGGTGCGCCCAGTACAACAGCACGAATTCCAGTAGGGGAGCGAAACACTAGGTAATTTGGCATTAGATTCTCTACTCTTTTTGATTTAGTTTTCTACGAAAATGACTGGCTAGAAATGCTATCAGGCTGATCTACTTTTTACCTAGATGCGATCGCATCCCTCAGCAGCTCAATGGCGACTGCCTCAGGCGATAGCCCTTGCTCATCCCCAATCATCACCAATTCTTTATCTATCTCCAGGGGCATCGTCAGAACCCTCCTTTGGGTGTTAATGGGCTTTGTGATGCTCCATGACTTACTTAGCTCCTTCCATGTGCCTTGGATGGTTAGGCTGCCATCTACGCCAACTCTGATTGTCACTTCGCCTCCCGGCTGCGGTGAGGCTATCGTGATTATTCCGCGCAGATTACTGGTCTTGTCGTGAGGGCGAACGCGATCGCCCTCTTGAGGATTTCTTCTAGGCATGAGAATCAATTGCCGTCATCTTGTAAATCTGCGCCCTCGTAATCCTCATAATCGGTATCATCAATCGACCATTCGCCAACTCCAGAAGCGAGGCGATCTTTGCGATCGCATTCAGCTTGAACGTGTTGCTCCCAAGACTCATAAGGCTCGTACCCGTGCTGGCAGAGGATTGAATCATAGAGAGCTTTGCGCTCTTTATGTGCTGACTCAAATTCATCTGCACCGACCGTATGAAGGTTTTCGTATCGGCTCAGCTGAGCTGCTGTAATCCCGGCTAGCACTAGCAAGATGATTTTGTGGTGGAAACCTCCAGCTCTAACAATTGGTATCGAGATTTGACGATCGCCATGTACGTCCACACATAGAACCGTGCCCGAGGTGGTTTCATAGATGCACAGCAGCTCTGGTTCTACATAGGATGAACAGCAGCCAAAGGGTAATTCGCCATCATTTTCGCTGGCTTCTTCATGCAGTCGGTCATCCCTGGTAGCTAAGAATTTAACAGCAAGATCAAAACCTCCTGACATCTCGCTTCCCGAGATTAATGGTTCAATGATTGCGTATTCTCCTTTTGATGGAAAGAAATGATGATAATGAAAGTGATTGTCACGAAATCTAGGGAGTAGTCCAGAGTCGGTGTAAGCAAAAGCGAATTTAGTAGTCATGAAGTTTTCCGTTTTTACTGAGCTGTGTTGGTGTTCGTTTCTTATCTCCCAATATAGTGCAGCGTATCGGGATAGTCAAGCGATTGTCCAAAGTATTCCTGAAAAGCGCTATAGCACCTTCCAAAATAGCGCCGTGTCAACGTGACTGCCATAGTTTTGGCAACACCCTCTAAGCTATATATACCAATGGTTAGGAGTGTGTTGTCCCACCGTCACAGACTTTTGTGATTTCAAAATAGAACAGGATTTAGAGTTATTAATTCACTGAATTAAATATTCAGATCTCTTAAGGGCAATCCTAGTTTCAGGATCTAAAACCCTTAATGCCGGTGACGCTGCGACGACAGGCATCTAACCCATACTCAGTAAGAGCTAGAGGGTGTTGCCAGAAGTATGTCAGTCACGTTGACACGGCCCCTTTTTAGCAGCATTTAGCCAAAAAAAGCAGGCATATCCAAAAGGTATGCCTGCTTTTAGGTCGCTCTACTTTTGCTGTCACGGCAGCCAGCACTTCCTACCGCAAAAGCGATCGCACTTCCTTGATCGATAGCTTCAGTGTGCAGGCAATTTTTAATAGATCCATTTCGTCTGGGGTTGCGCCGTCCCTAATTGAGCTGAGGCGGCCGGGATCTACTTCACTCTCTTCTATAAGTAAATCCCAGTTTTCTAGCACTAGATGAGCCAGCGATTGATATGGAGAAATGCCCACGGGTATGCGCCCTTCCTTTAGCGCGGAGTCTATTCCCTCCATCGTCAGTCTGGCAGCAAGGCTAGTGGGTTGCTCTCTTACTTCTGACGCCCACCGCCGTAGATGCTGAAAATATGTGCTGGGGAGCGTCAGGTTCACTCTTAGCTCTTTCCGCCTTTCGCCGTTTGCCACTGGTTTTGCGCCTAATCACAACTTGTCTATAAAGCTTATCGGCATGCACCGTCAAAACGTACGAAATCGCCCCAAAACAAAAATGCCAATTAAGCAGCATTCTTAAAGCCTTCTTTACATTGCCGACGCCAGAACCGCGCCACCAATCCCGTCTAAGCGCGATCGCGCCTACCCTGCTGACAAAATGCGTATAATCCAGCGCCAATATAACGATCCGATTATGGGCGTCCCATAATTCCTGAGAGCTCAGCGCGGTACCGTCACCAAAAAAGGCAGATCGCGCTTTCAATTGCTATTCATTGTGTTCAGCAATTACTGAACGTTCGAAACCTTCAGACAATTCTAAAGATTTCGTTCTTTCAAAACTCTGCAAACTTTCCGAATGTTCTAAACACTAAAAACTTTTCGGAAGTGCCCATAAAATAGCGTGATCGCTTTTCCTGTATTCGTTTGAGGTTGATATTGCTGCGCATAAAGTCCTTATGGAGTCAGCAACTTTGCCGACTTTTGTCGTTTAGGGGTAGCGCGCCGAAAGCTTTAGTGCTAATGTTTGTTCATAGGCAGTCGTTACGAAATCGTACATAACAAGGGGGAAGGCAAGTCGGAAGGATGCAACTAAACAGAGACAAGGAAGTAAGGGAGAAGTGCTATGAGCTATATACACGGGACTTCTCACCCCGTACATGGTACGCATGGCGGCAGATAGCTGAGGTGCCAAAGCATGAGCGGTGGTTAACAGAAGAGCAGGTGGCAAACCTATTTGCGATTGCTCTTCTGAAAAAAGAACAGCCGCTTCGGAGGCTGACGCTCCTAGACATTTATATAGAGCGAAAAACGAGGGACTGGAATGAATGGCTCGTAACGATGGCAGGTCTTCCGCCTGAAACCCTCATCGCCCCATGTAAAGGGCACGAGCTGACAGAAACAATCAGGAGTTTGACGGGACGGAAGATCGCAGAGCCTACGCTCTACGAATGGGGCAGAGAAGTTGGGATGGTCAGGTACAGCCGCCTGCATGATTACACAGCAAGTCAGGTGGCTAAATGGGTCAGTCGAGCAATCAAATCAATTAACAAACAGGAAAAGTGTCATGTCAATCCAAGAATTAATGAAGCATCTGGCAAGCAAGGGCGTCAACCTGCCTCAGTCTGAAGTTGAGTCTGAACTGGTAAAAAGTCGGATCGCTATCAACGAAGTATCTGGGGAAACTTTAGAGGCGCTAACTGAAATGCTAGCAGCCAAAAGCTCTACACTGGCAACTTCAAAAGGCGGGGCTGTTGGAGTCTCTGCCAAAAAGCGCAAAGGAAAAGGTGCGATCGCTGTCCCTGTAGAGCAAATCCGCACCGAACAAGCGAAGTCACAGTCTGACCAGCGTGACGCGATCGCTTCCATCACTCAGAGTCTAGTTACTGAAAGCGATTCCCTTATTAAGGGAACTCAGGAGCTAACGGCGGCGATCGCGGTTCGGAATGCCAGTGCAATTCTAGCGATGCCAACTGAAGTAATCGGCCAAACTTTGGAGGTGATCGCTAGCGGCTCAGACCTCTTTCGACCCTTTGATTGGTCGGAACAGTTTGCAGCTGCGTCTGCTTCTTTCGGAGAGACTGATACAGCAGACGCAGCCTCAGCCTAGGAATCCGCTAGCGGTAATGGCGATCGCGCTTTTCATAATTGGCACCGTCGCCACTACCGTAATCCCAACGTTCTTTTCAAATCCGTATCCGCAAGTTGAGCAACAGTAGGCAGCAAGATGGACACTCAGCAACAGCAACTAGAGGGACAGCAAGACGTTTGGGATGGTGACTCTAGTGTTGAGCCTAGTCCCAAGGAATTAATGATCGCACGGCTGCGCGATCGCCAGCAACAGCTAAGCGCCCTAGCAGTTGCCCAAGCTCAGCAAGGGCGACTCCATCTACCTACCGCAATGCCACGGGTCAGTACCTCTGTTGCTGAATGGTTGCCAATGGTTGCCCCAATCGCTTATATGGCGATCGCTGGAATGATTGGGGTAATGGCAATCTGGTCAGGCAATCAACCGCGACAAATGGAAGCATCCGTTATCGCTCAACTTGCTCAGAACAACAAGATCTTGGCACAGTCGCGGCCTTCTGTAATTTGCGTCCTAGCGATCGGTTGCCCCAGCGGTGAAGCCCAGCAGCCCGCACAGCCGCAGCCCACCTATGCAGCCGCACCAGCAATTGAAAGGGCGATCGCGCCAGCTCTGCAAGTTGCGCCAACGCAAGGGTACGACTACTGGGTAGCTTATTTTCAGCAGCAATGGGCGGCAGGGAATGGTGCAACATGGCAAGCATTTTTTAGGGACAATCCTTCAAACTGCTCAGCCGATTTCGCTAAGTGCCAAGCGTTCAGTGATGTAATTCGGGGTAACAACGGACTAGCCTCAGTCAATGTCAAAGCCGATTTCCGAAGCCCACTAGGGCAAATCTCAGCAGCTTCCGTCCCACAATAATTTTAAAAACATGACTGGACTACTATCAACAATTTCAAGCGCTCTTACCGTTGGTAGCTATGGAGCGGTTTCCAAGCCCGGTGTAGACTTCGGGCACCTAGCCCCCAATGTTGGGAATCACATTCAGTCGGATGCGCCACAGCAGATTCAAGCCAAAGCAATACTGCCAAAATCTATCAACCAGGCTACAGCCTGCGGTGCCATTGAGCAAGCTGAAGCCCTAACAATTCAGGAAGTTTTGGCAAAGGACTACGTGAAGGCGACAAAGGTTCAAATGGATAAATTGGAGCAAATGCATGGCCACGCTGGCGACTTACAAAGTCACGCGATGACGAAATTTCAAAAGATTGCAGCCCGCAATAGAAAGTACGCCAAAGACTACATGATTAACGGCTACGAACGGCAGGCAATGAAGGCTGAACTGGTTGGTGTCAAATCTGCCCTTGAAGGCCGTCGGGGTGTTTGGTAATGTCACCTAAAGATTTCCTTTACGCAGGAATGACGTTAGCGACCATGAGTGGAATCATGCTGGCATCATTCCTTCGGTTGACTGGATTGATTTATATAGCCGCGATTGTAGTTTTCCTTTTCACCATCTACCGCATCCTTCATGCCATGTCAGTAACGGGTGGGCGGATGGAGCCTAAAGATTGGTTGATAGCTGTCGCGCCTGGGGTTGTAATCGGCTTTTTGGTTCTAGTATTTGCTTTGTGGGGAATTTGAAGTGCTTCTATTTGATGCTGAAAAGAAAACAATCGCTACCGCACGGCAGGCGGCAAATAGCCAGATGTGGCCGCTGTTAGGATTGGCAGCGATCGCAACATTGGCACCAATAGCCGTCAACATGCCCCGTGCGATGAAAGGGTTCAGCCTTGCCACTGCATTTGCGTCATCCGTCGCACTAAGCTGTGTAGCAACAAAATCCAGTAGCAACCAAAAGGAATGGGAATATATTGAGACTCAGCAACAGCTACAGTTCAGGAATGCGTTAGAGCGAGAATCTGAGCGACAAGCATTGGTTGATCTGATGTGCCGTGATGCTGAGCTATTGGAAGTCTTAGAAGCTATGCCAGCTCATCAGGCCGTCGCTTATGCCGAAGAATGGGGCATTGCGTTAGGGATGGGTGAAGAGTCATTCTTGCTGAAGCTAGGCATTGATCCTGAAACTTATGAGTACATCGGTGGCGATGATATCCAAACTGTTGATACTACTGCCCAGCCAGTGCCCAAAGAAGGCGCGATCTCACACATTTCTGCGCCAACTCCCAGCCCCGTTGCCCGTGCTACCAGCTCATTTAGGAAAGGACGCAGCAACTCAAAAGATCCGTTCCCAACCGAAGATCTAGCGTCACTGATGGCACAAATGTCAGTCGATGCTAATATCTGTGGCTCAATCTTGATCGCATGTCCAAAGGGTACCGGCAAAAGTAATCTATTGAATGCCGCGATCGCTGCAACGAATAACCTCAACCAAGGAAATGTAGACTTTTGCGTTTTCAACGGTAAGCAGTTGGCTAAGGGCAAAAACTTCTGTGGACTGGAAAAGTCAGCTGAAGACTATATCTATGTCGATGTCGATACGATTGGTGAAACGTTGAGCCGGATGAAGGCCATTAATAGCGATCGGCTTTCTGACTATCCTGGGTTCCCTACCGTTATTATTTCTGACGAGTGGAACAACTCATTGTTGGCAGCGAAAATGTACGACACTGCCAACAAAACGAAGCACCGTGAAGAAATGAATATGCTGGTCTATCAGCAGGTAACAAAGGGACGCGATAAGCTACTACTGAACATTGTTACCAGCCATTCTCCATACGTAGAAGACATAGGCCAGAATAGGGCTATCCAGGGCAGCATGGACATGATTGTGCTATCACGAGGCAATCGTACAGACGCCATGATTAAAGCACTGTCAGGGGCACGCAGCATCGTTGATAACGTGCAGGCCAGAGATCGGCTGGCGACTCAGTTCAATGATTACCTGAATGGCAACACGTTTGACCCTAACCGGGTAATTGCCTTGACTAATTTAGCAAGCGGCTGGCGGCTAGTCTTCCTTCCTCAGTATCCCGATTCACAACCTGAAATTGATCGTGGGACACTCAACCAAAGCAATGAAGAGATTGTCTATGGAATGGATGAGCCAGAAGCTCCAGAACCAACTATCCCCGAGCCTACTTTTACTGCCATCCCCAAACCTTCCCTGACTACTCCAGACGTAGACCTAAAGCAAGGCGATCTCTATGCTGGCATTGCTGATGCTGAAAAAAAGGCAGGGCGTCAGCTCACCACATCAGAACTAAAAAAGTTTTGGCAGAAGTACACCAAACAGCCGCTCACCGATGAAGCCGCTAATTTGCTGAGGGCATTGATCGATAAGAAGAAAAGTAATGGGGTATAAAAAACGATCGCTTAATCTCAAACTAAAAAAAGTTACCTTCGATGATCGCTATGATGATCGCTACTGGAAACAGATATGCGCGATCGCCCATCGTTCCACAAAAGGAACCTGCTGTTACTGCCTCTGCCGACCATCGGTGGAGGTTCATCATATTCGCTATCAAGATAGCTACGGCGCGATCGCAGGCCGTGAATTGCCAGGGCTTGACGTATTCCCAGTTTGTCAAGATTGCCACGGAGACTTGCACTCTAATCAGCATTGGGTCAAAGACCTTGACAGCCCGGTACTGGGCAACCATCAGAAGAGTGAAACTGTAGAGATTTTGGCGATGGGCTATAGACTGCTGAGCTTGTAGGAAATAAACTGTTGACAACGGTTCATCCTTTGCGGTACATTAGTTTGTATAGCCCGCACAGGAAAAGAAAACATGCAACTTTACGCAGTATCAGTGACAGCTACAAAACGCTTTAGCCCAACAGAGGTAGGCTCTGTCACTACATCTATGGCTGCGTTTTCTCATTCTATGGAAGCAGCGATTGAGGACGCGATTACCGCATCCATCAAGCTCTCGCTGAAGCCGCAAGACGGTCACCACTCTCACCAAGGAACAGCGATCGCCATCTCAGCTCAGTTAGTGACGAAGGCATACGAAAGCCTGCAAGGAGCCAATTGACAGCTAACAAGGGCGGATACAATAGCCGCGATCCTAACTCCCTCCATAACGCAGGAGTGCGGCTAACTGTGGTAACTCCACAGGCTAGGGGGTTGTGCAGGGCGATCGCGCTACAACGGGGCATCACCCAAGCTGATGTAATCTGGCTAGCCCTGCTGGGGATGGCCAGCCGCGCTGAATTAATTGTGGCTGAGATTGAATTAACCAACCAGAAGGAAAATTTGGAATGAACACTAAAGAAATTTTGCAGCACATTGACTTGTCCAGTTCCATAACGAAAGAGGTATTTTCAAGCATCGCCACCTCTGAGTCTTCGGCTACCAAGAAAATGGCGATCGCGTCAGCTATGGGAATTGCTAAAAAGATCAATCCTTCCGTTGTGCATTCTGGCTATGTCGAAAAAGTTTCGATTGATGATTTCATGGTATTTGCGGAAGAGTATTGCAACAGCGTAACCAAGACAAGTAAGTACAAGCTAGTAGTGACTCCGTTCAAAGGCTTGTGGGTTCGCCTCGTTGCTTTCCTTTATGACCTAGACGGCGATCGGCTTGTGGAAATGTCTAAGTCAAACGACAAAGCTTATTTTGATGTTGGAGATGCAATCACGCTGGCTGGGCTTTACCTGTTACTGGAAGGCGATCGCGTGTGAGGTTGGCTGAAATTGAGCAGGTAGAGGGCAGAGAAAATGGCTATATACGTTGATGTTCAGTTTACGGCTACCCCAAGAAACGATCAAGCGCGGCGGCATGGCAATCAATGGTGCCACCTTTTATGTGACGAAAACCTAGACGAGCTACACGCATTTGCAAAGTCAATCGGGCTGAAGCGCGAATATTTCCAGCGTTCAGTTGTGCCCCATTACGATCTGACTCCATCCAAGCGGGCTAAGGCTGTCAAGGCAGGTGCCGTAGAAAAGTCACATTTAGATCTGAACTCGCTGAAACGGGCTTGGATGAAACGATGGCATGGCGGGCAACCAGATTGGGATGAAACTGTAGAGGGCGATCGCCCAAAGTAGAACTCCCATAATTGCCAGCTCCACAGCGCACAGCCGGGAGGAGCGCCCCGGCATTCTACCTACTGAGATTTCCCTATGACTATCAATTTTGATTCGATTCAGCCCGTCTCTTCTGCTACTGTCACAACCTCACAAAACAATGGCTTAGTAAAAGTTGCGTTTGCCCGAGTTCTAGATCAAGACGTCCTGAAAGATATGCAGGGGTTAAAGGTTCACCCATTTGTAAGGTCTCTCTCCATGTACTCCAGTCAAAAGGTGTTTGATGTCGTTGTGGATTCAAATTATTCCCTAGCAGAGGTGGCGGAAGCAACTGCCCAGATGCTTGAAGGCCATGGCATGAAGGTAAAAAGACAGGTTGGCATGGCGGATCGGGAGGAGGTCAGTTCGTTTACCCAACCAACGCAGGAGGGCGATCGCAATGTGTGATCAGCAAGGGCCAGACGTATACGAATCGAAGCCTGTAAAGGCCAGAAAATACCATCGGTGCTGCGAATGTCAAAAGGCGATCGCGCCCGGTGAACATTACTGGCGGGCAAAGGGGTTATGGGAAGGCGAATGGAGCGCGTTTTCTACCTGTCCAGAGTGTCAAAACCTGTGGAACCATTTAGAAGTAATGGGCTGGGAATGCCCGTCACACGGTGGGCTGAGGGATGAGATCTTTTCTCAGGGATTAGTTGCCGATTCTAATCCTCATGGCCGTGGTAGGTCATGTGCAATCTCATCTGAGGTCGATTGGTTGAGAGTCGGTATTGGTGGAAGATTTGAATTAGTGGAAAACTTGGAAGGCGATCACCCATGAGAACACCTAAGCTTTTAGCTATTGTCGTTGCAGCCGGGTTCGTTGTGATCGCAAATGCGTATTTTATCGGGAAAATTACCAGCTCCGCGCTGTTAGCGTTTGGAGTCCTGGTTCCTTGGTGGGCAGTCACAATCCTTTGTATGCCATTCGTGCCGCTATTCCTGCTTTACATTTCGAGCCTTTTTGAAAGAATCACGAGAGGTGATCACACGTGACTAATCAATTCACCCAAGAACAAGCGTTGCAGCTAAAGTACCCTGTCGGCACCAAGGGGAAGCTCAGTCCGATAGACGCGCAAACCCTAACCCACCTTATTTCAAGAGGGTGGGAGCCAAGCTTCGTGGTAACGGTAGAGTCTGCCTATATAGTTGGGCATGACAACATTAGCTGCCTAATTGTGCGGTGGGGTCAGGGTCAGTCTGACTGGTCGGGGGTCATGGCTGAAGGGTTTAAGCCAATCGCGCTTGTCAGTGAAAGCACAAAAATTGAAACGTGGTTTGACGAAGGCTGCAACGCAGCATCGAAGGAGGGAAATGACAGACAATGCCCTTACGATGACGACTATCATTGGTTTGATGAACATCTTTGGTGGAACCGTGGCTACAAGTTCGCAGACTGTTCAGCGCGGTTAATCGTAGCGGAGCAATTGATTAAAGAATTGAAAGGCGATCGCACATGAAAGACTACCTTGTAATCTTAGGTTTCAGCGTTAACGGGGTCACGGTTAACCCATCGTTTCACCGCGCAGAAAATGAAAACGCAGCCTTAGCCCAAGCGTTGCTGCAATCAATTCATCCAGTGAAGCTGATGACCGCGCAGTCAGTCCAGGAAGTCCATCCCGATTTTTGCGTTCTGAACCATCCCTCCGATGTCATAGCAAGTAAAGAAGTAATTGCTATGAAAGTAAAAGGTCTGAAGAGGAGTTCAGACCTTACTAAAGACCTGATTAAACTTGCTAAAAAGCACTCTCTCGATGGAATTGTCAGAGTCCTGACAGACTAAATCAACGCTAGAATACTAGCGACACGCACACAGACAGCCCCGCATCGTATTGGCGGGGCTTCTTTTTGCTTAGGCTGAATGCGCCACTACTTAGCCTCTGGCCTCCCAATCTCATAGCCCTGTAGGTACAGCTTCAGGAATGGGTAGTCTGCCGCCCTTAGCGCTACGGATGTAACTTCTAACGGAGTCTCTACCCATTCACACACACATTCCAGCTGAAGGCTCTGGCAGATGTCAAAGACGCCGCCTACGATTGCCCGATGTTTTTTGTAGGCAGACATATTAGAAATGTAGCGCCCGTGGATTTTTAAGCCGGAAACAGACAGATTAGCGATCGCCCTCAGATTTGACCACCCCTCACCTACGTCGTCAAGGTAGGTGCAAAACCGTTCATTCAGATCCTTGACACATGCGATCGCTTCCTCGTGTAGCTGGCTGGTTTCAATCACCTCAATCACCAGCCTATGCTTCGGAATGTCCTCAAATATGTCCTTTACCAGGTGAAGAAACCCAGGCTGGTGTAGGGACGCCGGGGTAACGTTCACGGCATATCTAAAGTCGTCCGTCCGCATTTGCGCCGCTACAGACCTCAGCACCCATTCATCTAGTCGCATCGCCAGCGATGGATTGTGTAGCACCGCAGTAATGAAATTGCTGGCAGGGGCAATCTTTTTGCCGTTCTTCATTCTAACGAGTGCTTCAAAAAAGAGCGGTGGCTTGTCCAGATCTGGCAACTTTTTGAGCGGCTGGTAGTGCAGCAATAAGCTACCGTTATCGGTGGAGATGGCAGCCTCAATATCGTCTAACAGCATTTAGCGAATACTCCTACGTGGTTGGTCGCAATCGTAAGTAGCCACCCTGATAATCACATCATCCCCACTGGCGATCGCGCTGTAAACCGATGTTGCGGGATCTCTAATCTGGTTTTTGCCAAACCAGGTAATCATTATGAGGCATTGCCCCATGCCATCCCCACCGCCGTTCCCTAGTCCGTGGTGTTCATAGTCGAACGGCGATCGCAATGGAGCTGCTGACCCATTGACCCAGACATCCTCTAACCCCACAGGGGCAACATTGGCATTAACGTCAGGAGGGAAATTGCCATGCATCAGGCGATATTCCAGCAAAGGGACAACGAACGACTGAGCAATTAAGGTAGCGTGGGCAACTTCCGCCTTATCCTTCTGATTCAGGTAGGAAGGCAATGCGATCGCGCTCAACACCGCAACTATCAGGATCGCGGCCAGTTGCTCTATTAGCGTAAACCCTAGCGGCTGCCAATGATTGACGCATATTTTGAAGCGATCGCGCTTAGCCAAAATATCTTCACTATTGCGTGGTTTGCTCGAAGTAAATCCGCTTCAGGGATGCTCAACTCACCTTGGAAAAGCAACCGATCTATCCTCAGTTCGCCCGCCTGCCATTGCAAAAACTTGCAAACTCCACGGGCGATCGCATTGGAATCATAGCCGGGAGTTGCTAGCCTCAGCCCATAAGCAAAAATGGTGGTGCTTCTGACTGGGAAGCTGAAGGCAGCGGTGAAGCTGACACCGTGGGTTGGCGTGCCGTAAAACAGCTCTTCTATAAGCGATCGCCTTTCAGCCCGACGCTCAGCCGACAGTGCTGCCGCAATGATGCCCTGATTTTCTGATTTAGTTGGTAGTAAATATCGGGTGCGATCGCTGATTCGGTATGCCGCCAATGCATGGCGCGACTTACCCGCCGCCGCAGGGAACGCCAGATCTGATTCAAAATAAATGTAATTTGAGTCATCCCTTTTCGGTTGCTCCTTCTTTTTTCTTGAGAACATTTATCTCAGCGCCAGATAGTTGATCGTTAAATGCATCGTTTGGTCAATTACGACCATGCACCAAAGGGGGATGACGGGCTGAGGGCTGACCCATTCCCAGTTGATCAGCCGCGCCCACCATCCAGCAACCCGGTAGTGATCAATCACGATATGAGTCACCCCGATGATTAAAAGCGATCGCACGTCCTGAGTTAAAAGTAGGAACCAACAGGTGTAAATAATGCCGTGGGCGATCGCTGGTAACCAACCCCTAAGCCCTCGCTCGTATTTTGTCAGCGCCATCCAAGATGTCTGGGTCATGAAGTCGCCCCAAAAATGGCAAAGTAGTTGATCCACTTAGAAACCCCCTGAATTAGTGCAGTGTCATGTTGACTGACATACTTTTGGCAACATACTCAAACCTGTACTGAGTATGCGTTAGACACCTGTCGTCGCACCGTCATTGGCATCTAGTAGTTTTAGGTTTGCTGCCTAGGATCACCCTTAAGAGATCTGAATATTTAATTCAGTGAATTAATAAGTCTGAATCCTCTCCTATTTTGAAATCAGAAAAACCAATGACAGTGCGACGGCAGGTGTCTAGTCCATATATACCAAGGCTTTAAGTGTGTTGCCAAAAGCATGTCAGTCACGTAGACACTGCCTGTTTTTAGACTCCCCAAGATCGTTTAGTTCCGATATCCAAGTGCAGAATATGTTTACGGTTACCGGGATAGATCCCAACGCCACCAGGCCAGAATGGTTTGATCTTCCTTGCCAGTTGAGCGCCACTGTAGCCCTCAACCACAATGTCTACGGCACCGCCATTTAGATGCTGCGATCGCGATGCCCCGCCCACCCGTGAGTTGAACGGCTCTGGTCTATACCATGAGGTAATTCGGAACGGTCTACCGATAGCCGCCCTAGCGTCCTGAAGCGCGATCGCCAGCTTGACTATACGTTCTACCGTCTGCTTGTCTTTAGGGATGCGCTCGCCGCCGTGGCTAGCTTCACCCCATGAGAAATTGCCAGACTTAATAATCGGCTCGTCAGAGTGAACCTTTCGCCCACCGGGTAGCCACAAGACAATTCCTGAATAGTCATGCGCGATCGCCAGCTTACGGTTGGCGGTACGTTCATCGTCTTCAGGCGACGGGAACAAAACGCGATCGCCATCCATGATGGCAACGTCACGCTGGAAAACATACCATGTCCTTTTTTCTTTAACTGGCTCAGCTAAGAAAATTTTGACATGGCTGTCCCCATCATTTTTTGACAGATCCTCAATTGACTCAAAGCTGGCCAGCTCAAAGGTCTGACCTGCGCTAGCGGCGTATTTATTGCCGTCTGACAGCCCTGATGACTGAACAGCGGCCTGTTTTAACCAGGTTGACTTTATGATGTGGAGTGTTGCCATTTGCCTTTTTCCTGAATCAGCCGTTGCCTTTGTGGATGACCGCTAGACCTCTGATGCTTGCCAGTACCGCAATCCCTCTATCCGTTTGTTCTTGGTTCAAAACTACTACTGCGATCGCTAGTAAGCAGCCTGCTGAAACGCCCCAAGGGACTTCTCGCAGCCCAACTTCAGCCCCTTCACTTTTGATGCGTGTGGTACTGGGATCTATGCTAAATCCCAGTAATATAATGGTAAAAATCAAAGATCCCATTAGCTTCTGACCAAGACTAGCTTCCGCTTTTGCGGCCTGCTTTTCAGCAGCTAGCTGACCAATCACCTCAGAGAGACTTTGAATTAGTGCCTGCTGCTGTGTGTCGATTTGGGCTGCCGCATCTTGCGATTTTTCTAGAGCATCAACTCGAAGCGCGATTGAGTCAATATCAGTAGGTTCCATATGGTTGTAGGGTTTGCATAAAGTTTAGCCCAAACGTATAGGCAACCGCGCTAAACTTTAGCTAAAATATTTCCCCAAGATGTCGATACTAGAATCTTCAGTTAACCACTCAGCCGTTGATGGCGATGTTCTACACATCCGCTACGTGCCCTTGCCAGCGTTCGATCTCGACTTGCAGCTTTGGAAGGATAATGCAAAGTTGCATGACCTTCAGATGTTGGATGAAGCAATCGCGTCCTATGGGTATGCCGATTGTGCTAAGTGGGATAGCAACCTAAATGGCGGTGAAGGTGGGTTTGTCTACGGTAACGGACGAACTAAGGCTCTCCTATTCCGACTAGCGTTGATGAGACAGCAGGGTGAAGATCCACCCAAAGGGATCGGCACACTCAAGGCTGATGGCGAATGGGTTGTACCTGTGAAGTTTGGAGTTGATGCATTGTCAGAGAAGCAAGCTGAAGCGTTTGGCTTTTCTCACAACATTCTGACCATGGCGGGTAGCGATTTCAGCGCCCACGATATCGCCAAGATGTTTGACTCTGGCTTCTCTAAGCAATTAGAAGGGCTGGCTGATGAGGATTCTTTGCCGATTGGTTTTGATGGCGATTACTTAGATGCCCTGCTGAGGTATGAAGAGTTAGAGGCAGAGGGGGAAGGCATCCCACAGGAAGAGGATGAGGAGGCGATCGCAGACCTGCTAGATGCAGCAGACGAAGGCGCGATCGCCAGTCGCGTAAAGTTGGGTGAGATCTGGCAATTGGGGCGGCACCGGATCTGCTGCGGTGATTCGACTGATGAGGGGAATGTTAAGAAGTTGCTGGGCGATCGGGCGGTGGGGATGGTGTGGGCTGATCCTCCGTACGGAATGAAGTTTGACCCAATGAAGGACAGAGCAAAGCCCTTTGGATCGGCTTCTTCTCTCTCGAAGAAGCCGATCCAAAGCATCCCTCGTCCAGCTGTCATTGGTGACGATTCAACCAAAACCGCGATCGCCGCCTTCAACCTCCTTCGCTCAATGCCTAACCAGTTTTGGTGGGGAGCTAATCACTTTTCAAGCGCACTGCCAGACTCTAGTTGCTGGCTAATTTGGGACAAAGAAAACTCTGGGGACTTTGCCGATGCTGAATTAGCATGGACAAACCAGCCCACGTCTGTACGCATCTTTCGTCACATGTGGAATGGCTGCTTAAAGGCTTCAGAGCATGGACAAAAAAGAGTTCACCCAACCCAAAAGCCGATCGCGCTTGCTGAATGGTGCTTTGAGAAATATGGCAAGCCCGACGATCTAATCTTTGACCCATTCCTAGGCAGCGGCATGAGCTTAATCGCAGCTCAACAGATGGAAGGCGATCGCACCGTCTACGGCTTTGAGCTGAGCGACCTCTATTGCACCGTGATCCTGGAAAGGTGGGAAGCGCTTACAGGTGTCAATGCAGTGCTAGTCGGGCACGTCTAAAAGCGATCGCCCATCAGCGCCCAATATCGCTACCAGCCCCAACCTAGGCTATTCTTGAGCCGGAGTAGCTATCGATCAAAAGCAATATGCCCTTACTGACAGTTGCCGGGTCGGGTCAAAAGTTAAAGATTGCCAATTATCGGCAATGGCTATATGTGGTAGATCGGAACAACTATGACTATCGGGCAATCACATTAAGCCCTGAACCGCTCAAGAGAGGCACCGTCTACCATTGCTCTGTATACGTGCTAGCACGATCGCCAAAGTTCACCAAAGGCGGCAACCCATTTGGAATTGTTGCCAGCCCCGGCATGAACCGACTAGACATATTGGGTGAAGCCACGCCAGCGCAAATTGAAGAGTATCGGCTGAAAGTGGGTATTAGCGATGCCGGAATGCCAAGTGCGATCGCATGTCAAGCCAGCGGATAGGGCGATTTCTCAGCTTGCTAAATTGCCTGATATTAGAAACCTGTACTGACCACCGGCGAAGAAACTCAGAATGAAGTCAGGCCGAGTAATGACGAACGGTTTTACCTGAGTAACCGTGGCTTGGCATTCTGTTGGAGAGGTTTCGAGATTCGCAGCGCATAAGTAAATGGTGACCTCAGGCGGTGGATTGAGATTCGTGATAAGCGCAGTCTCTACCGCATTACTGGTGAATCTTCTAGATAAGATTATTTGTTCGCCAAGAGCAGGGGGGTTAAACCTTGGTACAGTCAGCTTCCCTTTGTAATAGTTGTTTTCACTACCGGGCTGCAAAAGATTTTGGGCACAAAAGTCAGTTAGCGCGACAGGCGTAGGATCTAATGGTTGCCAATTAATAAGATACTCACGGCGTTCATATTCCCAAGCCCCAATAGCTTCGCTAGTGCCTGGAGGGATTTCAGTAACAATCCCATCGCGAGTGATCAGAAAGGCTCTCCTACTCACGTATCGATAGTAATCAGAATTAGGATCAAGCACTTGGGCTGAAAAAACACCAAGTTCTGGCAGGGCATCGCTAGGGACGGGATCAGGAGGGCTAGCCCCAGGCTGCAATCCAAACGGGTATAAACGCCCAAGCCGGATCTCTAGAACTGCCCCCCTATCTTCTAGCGCTAGGGCATACTCCATGTAGCGTTCACGGGTAAACTCTCTACTGAATGGAGGGAATTCGTTAATCTCAAATGCTAGTAAGGTAGGGCAGATGCCTCCTACATAAAATTCATAGATATATCTGACACCTGCTGGGCTTGGTATCCCATTCTCATAGAACATCACCCATGCCAGCTCAGTAGGCACGATCGCGGCGTCTTCATCTTCATCCCTCACAATGCGATTGCGCCCAACAGTCCGGCTAATGCGATCGCCCCTGAATACCGCAACCTCTTCCCCATTCCTAATGCTGCCCGATGATAGCTGTCGCCCGTACTGAGTAGGAGTGCCGCCCGGTGTTGCCAGTAGGGGGTTGCCCTCCTCATTGCCAGCGCCTAGGTAGGATGGCGGCTGCGGAGATGCTGACTGTCTGGCTAGGCGCTGGAGATAGCGATCGCGCCCTTGGTCAAGTTTGCGCCGTGCGAGATCAGTCATGCGCTAGCACCTTCAGCCCAATCAAAATAACTTGTTCTTTTGTCAGGAATACGATTGCTGTTATCAGTTCGGCAGCTTCGATGCTGCCTTGGGGGTCTAGATCTATAGCTGTAAGGGACAAGTGAGCAACTGGCTCCCCATCTGGAGTTGCATAGCAAAAGCGGATGCAAGCTTCTGCAAACTCTTCCAGCTTCCCCTCGTCAATTAGTTTTTGCTTTAATCCGCTGAAATCGTTCATTGACTCTTCCCAATGGCTAATATTTTGTTACCCGATCGCACCCCTGCCAGTAGTTCACCGACTTGAGCGCTGCCGTTAAACAGTGGTTCAATCTCCACTGTGCCGCCATCGAAAGTTTTGGCCTTATGACTACCCCTATCGAACCCCTGATAGGCGATCGCGATTTGTCGTTGAGTCAATCGCTGCTCTTCTCTGGTCTGGAAAGCTGCCAAGTAATTGGCGCGGCTTTGCTCTAATCGTTGTCGCGCTAAGTCAGTCATTACGATACCGGGGTGATATTAAGTGCGATCGTATTTGCAGTAAATTTGACCTCAGTGGTGGTGGTGCTAACTACCCGATTGCTAACCAAAGCTCCTGACCATAATAGATTCCCCGCAGTAGCAGCATCAATCAGTCCGCCTGCTACTGCGGTGCCCTGTGGAGCCGTTGGATTTGGGAACGCAATGTCAGTAGCACAAGTTTTGGTGGCCACAGTGCCGCCAGTAGCGCTAGGGAAGTTGGTTGTGTTATTTGCTCTGCTCACTCTGGCATATGCTCCTACACCTGGCTCAATACCACCTGTGCCTGTAGCGTTGCTTGGTGCGGTAGTGTAATACGCTCCAAATATATTAGCCGGCGCTGCATAAGCGGCAGAACCAAAAGCAAGATCTAATAGCCTGCGGAAAAGGAACCCGCTCGGTTCGCCCGCACTTGAACTCCCTCGGATCGTCATGGTGCCAGCATCAAACCTAATCGGGCTGCCGCTAGATACTGCTAGCGGTGCATTTAGCGTCCCACCCCCTAGCCATACCCCTGCACTAGCCGCGCTGTACAGGGCAAATCCAACTAGGCTTAGGTTCGCCGGGGCGTTCCCGAATGCGATCGCTATTCCGTTACCTTTGCTGGTCAGGGTGCCAGCCGTTACCGCTGCCGGGAAGTTGGTCAAATTATTGACGAGCGCAACTCTAGCAACGCCAGCTGCCTGCACTGCCCCGGTGCCCACTGTCCAGTCGGATGCGCTGGTTGTCAGCACCGCTACATGAATGGTGCCCAGCGGGGTGTAGGCAGTATTCCCAAATACATGATTTAGAAGAGATCCCGACAGTGTACGTGCGATCGCGCTTGGCATGGTCAATATCTCCGGTTAATCTACAGACAAGATTCTTACTTGGATTGAATACACTTCAAAGAAAACGCCAGTAGATCCTGAAACTAGGTTTCTTGGCACTGCAAGATCTCCACCGCATAACAGATTCCCTCCGCTAGCAGCATCGAATATTCCACCCGCTACTGCTGTGCCTTGGTCAGCTGTGGGATTTGCAAAAATGATATTAGAGTCAATCGGAAGTGATGAAGATGCAAAAATCTGTTCATTACCGTCATTGATGCCGCCTGCCCCAGTAGTTTCGACACGGGAATATCCGCCGCCTGCCGCCTCAACACCACCCGCACCAGTAGCGTAGTTTGGCGCGGTTGTGAAATATGCGCCAAAATTACTCGGTTTAGTATAGGCTACAGCTCCAAAAGCTAGGTCTAGCATTCTACGGCATACATAGCCTGAGCAGCCCCCTGCGCTAGCGGTGTTGATGCCAATAGCAACGCCTCCAGGGGCGATCGTCACAGCTACTCCTGACGCAAAATCTAATGGCACCGTGAAGCTTCCACCTCCAAGCCATGTGCCACCTGTAGCAGAATCATAAAAGCCAAAGCCTACAAAAGACAGGGCGCTGCCAGCCGTGCCAAAACTTAGTGTGGTTCCATTAACTTTTTGCGTTACCAATCCAATTGTTGAGGCTGATGGGAAATTAGTTGAATTGTTGGCGATCGCTAGCCTGCTAAGGCTTGAACCTTGTATGCTACCTCCACCATAAAAATAGTTGTTGGGGGCTGCTGTCAGAAGCTCAATATAAATAGTTGGAAGAGGTTCGTGCCCACCAAAATTGTTGAAAACTAGACGTAATAATTCACCTGCGAGAAATCCAGAAATCGAGCTAGGCATTGTGTCAATACTCCTCTTTAAGGTTGCGTAGCAGACAGGTCAAACGTCGCTGTCGTTTCAGAAGCCATCACTCCAAGTAGCGGAGGTGGTTGCGTAGCAGATAAATCAAAGGTTGCTGTCGTCTCAGAAGCCATTGACCCAATCAGTACAGATGGTTCCGTAACCGACAGGTCAAACGTGCTAGAGCTGCCGATCGCCAATACGCCAGACATCCCGGCAGCTGTTACAACCGACAGATCAAATACTGAAGACGAGCCGATCGCCACGGTGCCCAGTAGCAACGCATCCTCTACCACTGACAGGTCAAATACTGAAGACGAGCCGATCGCCAGCGTCCCTTTTAGCTTGAACCGATAGGGTGGATCAACAACCCCCGGTGTATTCTCAGTGCCTAGGAACAAGCCATCAGCGGCAAATGTAGCCTCATCAGGCGCGATCGCAAATGCGTCACCATCTGCCATATACCGCGATGTGCAGTTAGGATCTATCCACTTCCACACCCTCAGAGGGCTATAGCTGGAGAGCATCGTGTCAGGGATGGCAGTTGACCAACTCACGGGGTATCCTCTGGCATAGAGGATTTGTCCTAACGTTTTGGCTAGCTCTACGGCCTGCTGAGGGCTGCTGATGGAGCCTGTCACGCTGTAGACACGCGATCGCCCTAGCCCGCTATCCGTGCCGCCATCCTGCTCAAATTCAGCGCCGCCCGCAGTAGGAGTTTCTTCTTGGTCATAATCTGCCTTTTTGTACTTTGGCGCTGGCGGCGTGTATTCGGTTGAGCTGTAATCGGTAGTGGCTTCTGATTTGCGAGTAGTCAAATCTAATTTAGTTTGCGTCAGCTGATACCCATCTCGGAAAACATCCCATCGTTTTACATCCGTTTCTACCAACACCAATGCAGTCGGCACCGGGTAGAGCGGATCAAATGGGAATGCTACCCCAGCAGGGCGATAGCTCAACACTGAGATTTTGTAGGTTGCCCCGTTCTGATATTCGTAATTTGTAACAGTTCGTTCAGAATCAATCAGCGTAGTGCTGCCGGGAAATAATGTTGGCAGTACTACGCCCTGGGGCGATCGCGTCATCTCCTCTTCACTGTCTAACCTCATCTCAGTTGAATACGATTCTGACCTGGTTGTGGTAGAGGCGATCGCCATTGCCCGATTATTCGGGTAAATAGTAGGGAATAAATCTTTTAGCTGTTTCCTGCTTTCCACAAAATAGACGTCGCCATTGATCGAAGTCGTGACAGTTTCTTTATAGTTGCCCTCTTCGGTTGTGTCGGTGCGAGGGGGATCTACCTCAAATATTGTTCGCGTTGCCATCGGGGCAACTACCGTTACGTTTTCTGCCGTGGTTTCGTCGGCAGGCCGAAATTCAAAACTGCTGGCGTCTAATATTGCTGAGTAGGTATAGTCAGGCGATCGCTCTACATCTATCCGCGTTGCCCTCAAGGCGCGATCGCCATCCATCCACAGCACATAACCGGCTACAAATGCTAGCCCGCCCATTTGAGCGATGCGGCTGCCGTCAAGGTCAGACGGTAGATAAGCCAGCGGATATTCAGGGATGCTATCAATCAGTAATGGCGCGCCAATCTTGTCAGCTAGGTAATTGATTGCGATCGCCCGTGTCAAGACAGCAGGGAAGGTTGGCGATGCGTCAATATTGCTCTCTGGCAACCCAGGGCTATCAAAGTAGGTAAGATCGCAACCTACTTCGATTTCTAAGTTGCCACCGTCAAGCGATGGCGGCGGCGGTGTCTTGAGGATACGCAGCGCCCCTCTAGGATGTGGAACGAGCGCCCCGGTACTATCAGCTATCTGCACAGTGATTCGATTGCCGCGCAGCCACCGACTACGGTTTATGCGTGGGTCTAGCTCTTCACTGAATCCGACCACCCTCCGGCCTGCTAGCGTCAGCTTCCCCGTGACCTTTATCAGCCCGCTCTCATCTAAGTGGGAGTTGCTAACCACCAGATCGATTAGCTGAGCAGTCACACTGAGGCTACCCGTGCCGTTGGCATAGGCGATCGATACTGTGCAGTTACGGGCAAGCTGGTTAAGGAGTGACATTAGGGGTTAGGTCAATTGCGTTCAAGAATTCCCAAGCCTCTAATGTCCACTGGGCATCCTCAAGAGCATTGTGTTCTGTCCCATCCTGCTTAGGCAGATCAGGGCTGCCAAGCTGGTCGCACCATTGCTTGATATCGCGACAGTACATAGGAAATCCATCTGGCAAATCCATCATTGTTCCGAATAGCTGGCAAAAGGCTACCCAGTCATAGTCTGCGTAATAAGCCCAAAACTCAGGCTTGTCATCTTCCGGTATGAACAGCCGAATTGCCGAGCCTATCTCTTTGTGGGTCAGCAATCCGCCAGCCACGCCATCACGGCTCCACAGGCTTGCTTTTTCCTTGTCTGCGCTTCTAGACCAAAGCAACGGCAACACATTCGCTTCCACCCATTCCCCAGCCTTTGAAAGGTCGGCGCTAGAGTTTTCGGCGTAGAATTCCCGCCCGTCCTCACACACCAGACCAATGCTGATCAAGTCAATAGTGGTGCCGTCTTCAATAAATTCGGTGTCAAGAAAATATTTCATGTGCGATCGCGTTTCAATTCTTTTTGATAATGCCATGTTCTGAGTACCGGTGCGCTCAATCGCTTATTGCATTGGTCAAGTGCCCAAGTGGCAACGTCTAAAACGAACCGCCAATACCAAATATCCCTTGCGCCTGAAGACTCACAGCGCTGATATTCCTTGCCTAGGCTAACGATGTGGCCTCTCCAAATGCGATCGTTTTCACCTGTCGGCTTGCTTGTGTTTTCGATACCCATCGGTTTAGCCCCATGAAATATTTTTGACAATGCCAATTTCACCAGTAGATAAGCGCTCCCAAGGATAGAATAACTCGGGGCCAGACTCTCCTAGCCTGAGAGGGAAGTCCGCAGGTATTGAACCGCCATCGCTCCGTGATTGTAGAACCTCGCCATTTAGTCTCGGGGCTTCTGCCAAGGGATAACCCTCATTACTCAGCTCCATCGCCAGTTCCTCCCCCCTAACAAAAATCATGCTCCACAGCGAAGAGAGCGTAGCAGAATGGGCGCTCAAAGCTGTGGCAATATTAATATTCAGCGGATCTGCGATCGCTTTTTGCTGTAGCTCATCTACTATCCTGATCTGACTGGCAACGACCATTTCAGCGGCGTCTAAATTCTCTCCAGAACTGCTCAGCATACGTAAGAAACCTCGTTAAATTTCCATTCAGAATAACCCACTACTCTCCTTCGGTGTTCAGGTGCGGCTACCTGCCAGCGCTCTTGACTCGACTGGTAACGATCGCGACATGTTCTGGAGTTGTATTGAACAATGCCTGAAAAACTGGTGCGCCTTCTACCCCAAACAATGCCTCCATCAAAATGCCTTGCTCAGCTTGCCATAGCTTGCCAATGCTTCCCCGAAGCTCTGGAAGTATTTCTAAAACGGATCTCATTGATCCGTCGCTATTCTTGGCAGAAGCGCTGACGATATCAAAAGTTCTCTTAATGGATTCTGGTTCTGCCGCTGCCGACGTAACTTGAAGTCGATTTAAGACAGCCATCAAGCCTATGCCCGCCATACTCCCCTCAATGCCAGCATCTCCCAGCAGACCTAGCAGGATTAGAACGTCATCTAGTGGCTGGTTCATAAGGGCAGCAATCGGCCCTACGAAAGCTAAGGACTCACCCAATCCTAAGATTGAGGTATTGGTTGAGCTGATCACCGCAACTAGCTGATCAGCTAGTAAATAGGTTTCTCCAATTTCTTTGTAAAACGTCCGCATCGTCCTTAAGAGAATATCTCCCACTATCTCAAAGCTCTTCCCGGTAGCCTCTGAGAGTTGAGCGATCCATTCCTCAGTCGTTTGAATATTTTCAGGACTACTCAGCATATATAGAAAACCTCATTAAATTCCTATTCACAATAGCCCATCAGGGCAACTCTACCGCACTGAACTGAAGCAGCTTCACTGGTAGGCCATCCTCAGCACTTCTCCCCACATGAGTCTTGTGGCTATCAGGTAGGCTTATTTTCACATTGAAGCTGCCAAACCCACGGAGAAACCCATAGGAATTCGTTTCAGGAGCAATGAGCGTTTTGGAATGTGGCGCGGCTTCTGGTGGCAAAAGCTCTACCTCATCTATCAACCTCAGTCGCCCGTCTAACCCTGCGGCATATCGCTTGTCTTGCCAAATTACCAGCGCCTCCAATTGCAGCGCGTCATCTTCTGAAACCTGACACGCGATCGCCCATGTGTAGCGATAGGGATACGTGGCACCGCTGATGATGGCTGATCCGCCAACCGTGAAGTCTCTGAGGTTCACCTGCTGAATCTGCGATCGGTTATAGCCATCTTCCCCAAAAGTGTCCAACACCAGTTCAGGGATGACCGGGGTGGCCGATGCGGGTTGCCTAATCCTGACTTGCCAGCGTGCCATGTTGCCTCAAAAGCGCGATCGCTTTCCACTATATTCCAGTTGGAGGCTATGGGCGATCGCGAAGCGCTGTTTGCAGATCGCATTTTGGCTAAAAGGGGGCAGTGTCATGTTGACTGTCATGGATTTGGCAACAGGGTTAAACCCATACTCAGCACAGGCTTGATGCCTCCCGTCGCAGCGTCACTGGCATCTAGTAGTTTTAGGTTTGCTGCCAAGGATTACCTCTAAGAGGATTAGATATTTATTTTACTGAATTAATAACTCTAAATCCTGTTCTATTTTGAAATCAGAAAAGTCTGTGACGGTGCGACGGCAGGCATCTAACCTATATATACCAAGGCTTTAAGTGTGTTGCCAATTTGTTGACTGTCATGTAGACACTGCCTGTTTTTAGAGGGTAATTGGCTTTAAAGTAGAAATCCCCCTAGCGGTAATGCCAGAGGGAGATTTCAGCATATAATTAGAGAAGCGCGATCGCACTGAGTTGTTACCTTGGTGCGATCGCTGACCACAATCTAGTAGAGGTAGACCGATGGCTGTAACAAGCTTAGAGTTTTTGAAATCAGAAATCAATGGTGTTGAGTATTTTACGGTTGTAGCTACCGGGGCTTCCTTCATGAGCCAGCGGGGTATAGCTAGAGCCTGTGGAGTTAGTGAAGGGAGCATCCGAAAACTCCTAGAATCGCTGCGTACCAAAAAGGTATCTAGATCTCTAGAACCGTTTACAGGCAAAGCTTTAGACCTGCGTACCAAGTTCGCAAAGAATGGTGGGAAAATCAGCGCTTGGCCGTCAGACTTTTGCGCGGCAGTCATCCAACACTATGCGTTTGAGGGAAGGGAAAAGGCTCAAGACGTTCTGCCTGCGACTGTCAACATTGGCTTGACCTCCTACATCCAAACTCAGACGGGATGGTTACCAGAGCGGTACATATCAGCCCCAGAATCGCATCGGTCAATCGATCGCATCTTGGATGAAGCCGCGCCGTGGGAGATCTTCTTTGATCCTAAATTTTGCCGTCCGTTTTTTGGCTGGTTTGGCGGCAGTGGCTATTGGAAGTTTGTCTACAGTTGGATGACGGCTGAAGAAAAGGCAAAAATCAACCAGCTAAACCCTCCTCAGAATGGGATTCGCAGGCACAAGATTCACCAATTCCTACCAGAAGAGATCCGTGATAGGCTTGCTCCCCACGTGGTCAGGCTAGACACCTTCATGGGGCTGTCTAGAGGGTCAAAGGATAATTTCAGGGCATTGTGCAATGAATTCTATGGTGATGGCTGGCAGATGGAAATGGATCTGACCTGATGTTTAAGGTAGGATAGGGGAACGGCTCCTCTCTGCTCGACTCTCCTCGACTCCTCTCGGCTCATCACGTTTCGTCTCATCAAAGAACCCCTGGCTTAACGGCTGGGGGTTTTGCTATATTAAGGGAACGACGCGCCTCAGCCCGACTCAGCTCTTCTCCACTCTCTTCAACTCAACTCATCAAAGAAACCCCCTAGCAGTGAAGTTAGGGGGTTTCTACTTTAAACATCGCCCTACCAGACCTCAACCGAATCAAGCGCGATCGCCGTCCCGGTTTGCGGCTGAATATCGACAGGCCACTCAATCTGTGTAACGCCGCCCGGTGCTAGCTGACGTGCGATCGCAAGTTTCATATCTTTTGGGGCTAGGGGTTGCCTCAATTTAGCCGATATTAATTGCGATCGCCGCGCTGCCACAAGTTGAGTCAAAAGAGGCCATTTCTTTGCCTACCAAAATGGGTGGAAGTGCGTGGCCAATGAACAGCCAAAATCGTGACCAATAAAACACTAAAACCCTTTACCAATGAGGATTCAGCCCTGGCCATCGAACACCCGTTTTTTACTGAAGATTGGTTCAATTAGTTATAAAAACACAAACACGATGGGTCTAGGCTTACGCCGTAGCCTCGCGTTGGCGAGGTTGTTCGATACCCATCGTGTTTATTTATTCTACTAGTTTACGAGTAAGTAGCAAAGGGACGATCGCAAGTTTCGTCGCCTTCACAACCCCAAGCTCTGAATCCGCCCCCTCAGCAATGCACTGGCGGTCTTGACCACTTTGTCGTACGGGTCTTCTTCGTTTACCAATGTGAAGTTATTGTTTTGTTGTGGGCGATCTAACGCTTTTAGGTCAGCTCGCAGCCCTCTAATTTCTTTGAGCAGTGGCAATGTTGGGTTAGACGCAGGCGCGATCGCTACCCCGCCTGTAAAACTTTTGGGTACACTTGCCTTTAGCATTTCAGCAGTTTGTTGCGCCGTCCACACCCATCCGCTACGCCTAGGGGTAATCAGCTCAGGGCCAGCTTCCCCAACCAAGTAAGGAGCGCCAGCTTTCACGCCACCACCATCGCGCCGTGCCTGTGGTGTGCCGCCGCTTAGATTCCTAGCGATACCTGCGCTACTTGCCTCTGCCGCTGCCAATGCTTGAGCATATTGCCTTGCTTGCTCAGCTGCCCTAGTTTGCACCAACTCAGCCGCTTGTTGAGCGAGTAAGGCAGCATTGGCATTGGTAGCGATCGCGGCTTGTGCTGTAGCATTCTCTTGAGCAATCAGCCGTGATTGACCTGCTAGGTCGGTAGACTGCTGCGCTAATTCGACATCAGCTTGTGCCGCCGCTATCTGGTCAGCATTGCCTGTTACCTGTGCTTCCCTTAACGATGCCTGTGCAGTATTTTGATTCTGCCGTGCCTGAATTTCAGCGATCTGCGACTCCACAACCGCACGTTGCGATACCAGCTGATTGCGTCTAGTTTCAAGCTCAAGTGATGCCCGTTCCTGAGTCTGTCTAGCAGAAAGGGCAACCCGTTGGATTGCAGCAAGCCGATCCTCTTCAGCTTGACGCTGGCGAATAATGCTCAGCTCACTTGCTCCACGGCTAACCCCTAGCCCCGATAGTTCTTGCTGCAATGCCCGCTGTACCTGTGCCGATTCTACTTCTCCACTATTGAGCCGTTGCTGGATTTCAAGCGCACGGCTGAATCTATCAACTGAGGATTGCGATCGCACCTGGTCTAGATTGCTCAGTGCTTGCGATAGGCTGGCCTGAGACGACAGTAAATCAGACTGACGCTGTAACGATGCCTCTACCTGCTGTTGCGCCGCTACCTGCCGCTCTAGCCCTGCTATCTTGCGTCCAGCAGCGCGATCGCTTGCGGCTAGTTCCCGTTGGATGGCTGCGATCGCCTCTTCCTGCACAGCCTTTCTGGCAGCCAGTTCGTCATCTAATCGCTGTAGGCTGAGCTGGCCTAGTTGCTGAATCAACTCAGCTTCCTTTTCAGCTCCGGTTTCAGTATCAACAGTACCCGCCGCCCGCGCCGCCCTTAGGGCTGCTAGTTCATCCTCAACTGCCTGTACCTTTTCCCCGGTGCCGCTGCGTTGGATGTCAGCAATCTGCCTAGCAGCTTCCTCCTCAGTAGCAACGCCATCTAATTGAGCTTGCTTGACGGCTGCAATCCGTTCGTTCTGCGATGCTTCAATCTGCCGGTTAGCTTCCTGGGTCGCTTTGGCAATGCGGTTCAGGGATTCAGCCTCAACAGCCTCTTGTTGTGCCGCTGCGTTCTCAACTAATTGCAATTCAAGTTGAGCAATCTTTTGTTTATCTGCCGAGCCTTTTATTTCAAGGGCTAGCTCACCAGCAATGCGATCGCGTGTTGCCGCTAGCCTACGAATGTTAGCTTCTCCATCGGTGATGCTGCCAGACGCTCGTGCGGTTGCGATCGCTGTTTGAGCTTCGGTTTCAGCGATCGCCAATTCCTTCACCTCTTCCTCTTGCAGCCGCCGCCTTTCCGCCAATGAGTTTTGAGCAACCTTCAGGCGATCGCCCGCGATAGTTGCTTCAACTTTTACAATTTCTTCACCTGCTTTTTTGAGTGATTCTGCGTCAGTTGCGGAGCCTCTAGCAGCTTCTAACTCAGCAAGCTTTGATTCGTTTAGCGCGATCCGCTGCGATAAATAATTCTGCTCAGCAATAAGGTTGTCAGCGCGGGCTTTCTCTTCTGTGATATTGCCAGCGGCTAAGGCTTCGGTAGCGCTAAGCTCTCTCTGCTGATTGAACCTTTCAAGTTCAGAAAGTTGTTCGTCATACCCTGCTGACAGGCTTTCGATGCTATCAGTAACTCCTTCCCTTAACCCGATCGATTCTTTTAGCTTTTTGTTTTGCCCTTCAAGCGCCCCAATACTAGTTTTAATGGTTTGTGTCAGCGCGTCTTGACTGGCTTTTTGCTCGTCACTCCCACCGGCTACGGAGATCGCTTCAACCTGCTTAAGCTGTTCCTGCAGTCCCTTTAGTCTGGCGTCATTGGCTTCAGTCAGCTTCTTTGCGTCGTCCAGTTCGCTTTGGGTAACCGATTGCCCCGACAACCTTGCTTCATTTAATTTGTCGGTAGCTGCCTTAGTGCGATTTGCTGCGGCGAATGCTTCTGTGCTGGCAGATTCTACTGATGTTGACGATTGGGCGATCGCGTCGTTAGCTTCTCTTAATTCATTGGCATACTGAGCAAACTTAATGCCAGCAATGCCAGCCGCTATCACGATCAGTAAAGGCGCTACAGCAGCAAGTGAAGCGGCAAAGGCTCCCATTGCCCCAGCAGCTCCACCGGTTGCTGCCGCAAAAGCTAATTTTGCGATCGCTCCTACAGCCAAAGCTGCCCTAGTAGCAATCAACCTAGCCTGCGTGATTGATATCTGAGTATTAAAAAGCAGCTGCGCCGCCGTCGCCCCTTTCGTAGCAATTGTAGTTGCAATCATCGCTAAGGTTTCTGCGGCCTGCACTGCTAATAGCTGGATATTTAGCAGCTGATAGGTGGCAATAACCGCAACAGCAGCGGCGATCGCGCCTGTCAGCGCGGTAGTGGCAAGGATAAATCCTTGGATGGGCGCTGGCAGTCCAAGGAACGTATTTAGAAGTCCAGTTGCCGCCCTGACTACAGGCTCTAAACCTACTGCTACAAATTGCCCCGCTTCTGTAGCCGCTGCACTGAGGGAGCCTGTAAATAGATTGATTGCCCCTCCTAGTCCCTGTCTTAGTTCTTCGCTGGCGTTAGCGGATGCCCCGCTGTAGTTCTTGACTTCTTCTGTTACAGCCGCGATGCGTTCAGGAGTGGCTGCAAGAAACGCATTGACAGTTCTAGCCCCTTGAGTCCCAAATAACGCTTTTGTGACAACATCCCGATCAACCTGAGATAAGCCAGCTAAATTAGCTTTTATCTCAGGCAAGATTTCAAGCACCGACTTCATGCTGCCGTCTGTATTTCGTGCTGAAGCTCCAATAACGTTAAAAGCCTGCGACGCCTTTGCGCTTCCTCGCACCAATCCGCTGAACTCAGTTTCCGCACCGGCGCTAGCAATTTTAAGCCTTTCTATCGTTTCTGCAAGTGTTGTTCCGGCTGCACTTCCGGTTAGTCCAACATCCCCTAGCAGACCCAAAAGAATTAACGTATCGTCTAACGGCTGGTTGCTGGTTGCCGCAGAAGTTCCCACATAGGAGAGGGATTCCCCTAGACTCCGGACAGAGGTATTTGTAGAGTTAGCCGTTTGAACTAGCAAGTCGGCTACATCTTGCGTTTCCCCAATATCTTTGCTAAACGTCCGTACTGTCCTTGAAATAATATCGCCAACGACCTCAAGGTTCTCCCCGGTAGCTTCTGAAGCTTGAACAATCCCCGCAAGCGCCACAGACGTTTCTTCAGCAGTGAAGCCAGCGCGGCTAAGGCTGATACTCATTTCAGCAATTTGAGCCGGGGTCTTTGTCGTTGCGATCCCTAACCGCTCAACTTCTGCCCTTAGCGCTTCAAACTGAGGTGTCCCTAGACTCCCACTAATGACGCCAGACTGACGGATTGCATTGTCAAATGCTAAAAATTCTTGAGTGCCTTTAACGAATACCCCGGCAATGCCAGCCGCGATCGCAGCCGCACCACCTGCAACTGCCGTCAACCCTTCCCTGGTTTGCAGTGCTGCACTATTGAGTGATCCAAATTGCTGTTGCGTGATGCCAAGCTCTTTGTTCAATACCGCAAATTTTTGGGCATTGGTAGCGCCAACCGTATCCAATTCCCTCAGTTTGGCGATCGCTTCATTGGCCTTCTGAGCTGTCAGCCCTAACCCGCCTGCAAACTGCTGAGCTGCTGTGAAGCTACGGTTTAGCGATGTCGCCAGCGCAGATGTATTCTGGCTACTGTTTTCAATCGCCTTCGCCTTTGCCGCCGCCGTAGCCGCTGCGTTCCCTAGCTTGTCAAAGTCAGAGGCAATCTTTTGGAGGTTTAACTTACTAAGTTCAGCCGCCAGTGCCCGCGCATTTGCAGCATCTTCAGTCCCAAAACCCGCCCCCTCAATGGCAGCCAGTTCTTTTTTATAGCGCAGCTGCTCTTGCAAGATCTGCGCTTCTTTTTGAAGCTGAGCAGCTGCCTTTGGATCTGCCGATGCTGACTGAAGCTGTTTAATGCTGGCAGTTAGCCGCGTAATCTCATCCGGTGCATTGCCCAGATCGATTAGCTTACTGTTTATTTTGATACTGCCAAGCGTCCGTTTCAGGCTCTCCGCTAATGCCTTTGCATCACGATCGACAGCATCGCTATTGAGGCTGAGCCGGATCACCGCTGTCGTGTTGGCTACCATCGTTCATTCCTGCTAGATATTCAGCTTTGTGGCGCTCCTGAACTTCCTTCAGCGCCTTCAGGAGGTCGGGCTTGCGTTTCTTAAAGTCTGCCTTTTGTTTCTCTTCTGGCGATCGCGTTTGGTCTACCCGTGCCTCTAGAATCTCCAATAGCACCGGGGCTGGCAATGTCGCTACCAGCCTCAAACCCTCTTCAATTGAGCCAGTCATTGAACCAATCGCGGCCACAATCTCAGCTAGTGATGCACTATCCTTTTGCCCCCTCTCCTTGCCTTCGGCAGGCTTAGGGGTGTTGAGCGTTACTAGCCACCCCGGCTCATCCCCCTGACCAATTAGTAGGGGTTCTAGGTCGTTTAGAGTTAGCCATTCAGGATCGATGCCATTTAGCTCAAGGCATCGTTTAGACAGAAATTGAAAGCGATCGCTTTTCGCATATAGCTCCTGCCAGCTTTCGCCAGCATCAGCATCACCTAACAGGCTGGCTATTTCAGTGATGCGCTCAAAGAACTCTTGTTGCCCTATGAGGGAACACAGGGCAACGCGACGGGTAATGCCAAGTCGATCTACAAACTCAGCTCGTGGCGAGAATTCCAGATACATTAGGCAGGTAGCTTGATCAGCTGGAATACTTTACGGTTAGAACCCGTTAGCGCCAGCTGGAATTCAACGTCCAATTTCGTAACATCAGAAATGCCCAGCGAAGGGATGTTCGTTTTCCCCATTCTGGGGATGACCAGCTCGTATTTTTCTTCGTCGTTGTAGCAAACTCCGCTGAATTGGAAATTTGACAGGGTTGTAGCAACTGCCTCAACCCCGATGGTTGAAACATTCGTATACGCTTTGAACGTACGATACGCGATCGCTTTTCCAGCGTCAGAAGAGTGGAAGATTAATCTAGTTGTGCCCGTCACTACTTGGAATTCTCCTGACGCCGCAGGTACTCCAACAACACGAGTCAGTGGGATTCCACTTGCCAAGTTCGTTGCGTAAACAATCAAGGACGTCAGATCCGTATCAATAATCTCAAACGGGGTTAGGGCGGGAATCGTAGCATACTTGAGGGTTGGCAGTGCGATGCTAGCGGTAGTGCCTGCAAGTTCACCATAAGCAAATTGCAACGATAGCCAGTTCACCGCCTCAATCCCAATCGTCAGAGTAAAAGTCTCTCCAGCCTGAGCCGTTCCCGCAGTTACCAAGATGCCATCTTTGAATTTAGTGGAGGTTTTGCTAGTGCTTTCACCCGCCAACGTAAACTCCATCGGCTCAACTGGTAGCAAGCGTTCTGGCGTAAGGCCAAGAGTGAGAAAGTCGAAAGATCCAATCCCATAAAGTAATGCCATTAGATAGCCTTCAATTGTTGATAGGGAGACGAGAATTCAAAGATCTGGGCATAGAGTAGCAGCCCATCTGAAACAGGTACAAACCCGCCCTGCACCTGATACATGAATGTTGCAGGCGGTGGGGAAGGCGAGAAGCCTGTCAGTGCATTTTGGATGCGATCGGCGAATGGCTTGACGCGCAGATTAGTGCGTAAATCCTGAAACCGAATGATGGTTTCATAACTCACCACCCGTTGCTGCGCGATCGCCCGTGGTAACGGGTCAAGCCGATTCGGTGCCGCTAGCCGATCGCCTTTATGCCCAATCAAAATGGTTGCCCGAGCAACTGGTTTAGCCACAGCTGAAAGATCATAGGTGAACGACATCACATTAAAATCGGTGCCCATTTCACTGAGCAACCGTTCAATGATTAGTTGTTCTACCGGATCAAACTCAGTCATCAATATCTCTGCAAATTAGCAGCAGTAAAAATGCGATCGCCAGCGACAAAGATGGGCAGACCACCCACCGCAGCTGGTGAGTCCGCAACCGCTAGCCCTAGATCAACCCGCCCGGTGCCGATTTCACTCAGCAGTTTTAGAGCGCTTTTATACCGTTCTAAAACGTCCTCAGACGGTGCAATCCGATGGAGATAGTACCGGGCAATATCACAGCAGATGCGCCGTAACATGGCAGGAATAACCAGCAGCGGCAACGTATACCTCCCTTGTAGGTAGCCATTGATTAGCCCGCTAGCATCAGCGATCGCACCTTCGATTACAGCAGCGTCAATAGATTGAGCTGCCGCGTCATCAAGGGTGCTGAGTTCGAGGATTTCGTCGAACCCAAACGCTGTTGTCATGTCGGTTACGGTGGCGTAAATCATTATTTAGCTGCTGGCTTGGGCAGAACTTCGGGAGTCGGCTTGGTGGCATTTTTGGCGGTTTTGATCTCCGGTGCCTGCGGAAGGTCTTTAATCACCCCAAGCGCTTTGAAAGATGCGATCGCGCTTTTATCCTTCTCCTCATCTAGTTCAATGAACTCGCCAGGGGAGTAAAGGATTTGATCGCGCTCCAGACTGTCAGCGAGAATGAATTTCATTAGGCGACTGCTGCCTCCCAGTAGTAAGCGCCCTGAGTGGACTGAACCAGCTCAGCAACCGATTCGCCAGCCGTTACCCGAATGCCGCCGTACATGCCCATCTGCCCAGGAGCGACAGGCTCTTGATTCGTTACTGGAGTCCCAAACCGAGGCGTCAGCATGAATGTCGGTTCGGTAGCTACACCTTGCAGCTGTGCCGCTGGGTTGATGTAGACAGCAGCTACACCTTTACCCCATAGACGCCCCATCACTGCGGGCTGTCCAGGCTTAGCAGTGTTTCTCCGTGCCTTGCCAAGAAGTATTTGATCAATCTCAAGAACCTCTGCTAGCTCAGCAAGAGAAATAGTGCCCTGACCCGACACCGACGCTGGCTTAGACGCTTGTACCAGTCTTGGATGTCTGCGTAGGATTGTCCACGTAGACTGTGACATTATCATCGTGTTAGGCCGAAGCAGAGGGATGTCAAGCGCTGTCAGCATACTGGTCAGTGGATCGCTGTTAGTGTAGTCACTCCACTGAGATGTACCCGACAGAGTGACCCGCTGTGACGCTGGATAGGTAGCGAGGTTCTGAACCCTTGCAGCTACACGAACCTCTCGATCCAATTGGATCAATGCTGACAGTCCTTCAGTGTGTCGGCTCAAAACGTCGTAGCCGACACCAACATCTTGACTGTTGATATCTTCAAACGGTACAGGAGAGCTAAGCGCGTAATTTGCCGTTGATGACGTGAGTCGAGTTGCTCCAAAAGTTACGTCATCAGTTTTAGACAGCCGCCCAACAGCGCCGCCCTGGGGTGTAAACATTTCATCAATGTTGAACTGATCCCATTCAAACAATCGCGCTGCCACCGGGCGGTAAGGCGCGATCGTATTTGCAATGTAATCAGTCGGCATATTCATGTGGCTGATCAACAGTCCAGTGAGCTGCGGATCAATTGGATAGGCAGAGAGAGGCATTTTGGAACCCTTAGTTTTGAACAGATGAGCTGCAATAGCTGTCTGGGACAAACCTTGGGGGCTAACCTAGGGCGTTCCAACAGTGCTTAAACGTAGCCAGATGCGATCTTGACAGAACCAATATCGCCAGTGACACCAGCCACCTCAGCAATGCCAATGAAAAAATTACCTGCTGTAACGGTAGCGATCGCCCTTCCCACTCCGTTTGATGTCAGGCGATCGCCCACAGCAACAGTGCCGCCATAAAATACGGGAGCAATGCCGTCACGAACGACATCGCCAACAACATCGGTTGCTGCCGTGTCAATATCAGTTGAGACGCCGATCAGGATATCGGTAGCAGCCGCCCCAACGACTACAGTATTTGGTGCTGAAAATTTCATGATCAAATATCTGCCAAAAGCCGCGCCCGGTGCGTAGGCTTTTACCAATTCGTAATTGCGTTTTGACATTTACATGCCTCCTTTTCGTAGAGCTGAAAGGGCTTCCCCTGGACTGGCCGTAGGATTCTTCTCACGGTATTTGTCGATCGCCTTAGAGATATCTGCTGGACTCATCTTGGAGAATTCAGCAACCTCACCACCTGCCACCTCACCACCAAGCGTGATGCGCGACGGCAATCGCTCAAGAAAAGCCTTTAGCAGCTCAGTCTGTGACGCCTTCACTTCGCCAGCGGGGCTAGAGAATGCAATCTCTTGATCGTCTGTCATCGCCGAGAACATGGCAGTAAGGCCAGCTACCTCGCCGCCATAGCCCCGCTCTACCAACTTGTCCATTGTTGGCCTCACTGCCTGCGCACGGCTAAAGGCAGCATCCTTAGTCCGTAGATCTGATAACGCGATATTTGCCGCGTCTAATTCCAGTCTCATCGCGTCTAAGGCAGACGTATCGACAGGGGCAACGATAGGAGTTTCTGGAATCGGGGCCGGAACTGAAACCGGAGCTGGAGGTTTCACAGTTTCCATAAACTGTGCAAATTCAGTTACCGATAGTCGCCCGCTTAAAGCCTGCAACTTTTCCAATAATTCATTCATCTGAGGGGATGCCTCTGTAGGAGTGGCAGCCGGGGTGGCTACTGGTGCGATCGACTCAGTCTTAATGTCTGTAGTCATGCTTGCCTCTGTAGGTGCCTCTAAAATCGGTCGATCATTCAAATCTAAAAACGATGAGAACTCAATCTCTTCAGGCTGCGCTAGGTCGATCGCTTCACGGGAAAATGCAGCAACCAAGCTAGGATCAGCCGCCTCAGTCCGGCCTAAAAAGGCAATGTGTTTTAGCTCATAGGTTCCCGTTTTATTGTCAGGGTGGCTAGGGGTGCGAACCTTCACCGATACCCCAGACAATTCGCCAGTATTGACGATCGCCCTAAAGACCGGGTTCACCTGATACTGAGTGGCATGTAAAACCCCATCCTTCACCGCCAACTCGTCAGGCTGCCCAAACCCCGGCTCATCGCTAGCATGACCAGCGACAAACGGAACCTTTGGCTTTGACGCGTTGAACGATGCGGCGATCGCTTCCAAATCCTCCTGAGAGAATTTGTAGCTGATGCCGTTATTTGCAAATCGAGTGCCAATGGCAAGGATGGGGATCGGTTTCACAGTTTCTCATCAAACAGTTGCGCATAGAATAGCCCAAATCTAAAAAAATGTGCTACTCCCCTATAGGCGATAGCGGAGCGCTGCATGCGACAATTGAAAAAAGCGGAGATTTCCTATGGGTACTTTTGATTGGTCTGACAGTTTTGTAACCTCAAAGGACGCTAACAGAGCAATAAGGCAAACTTTCCTAGGCTATGCATCACTACTGAGGAGCGAGGCGGATGTACGAGCCATCCAAGAAAAACACGAGTTAGAATACCTAGCCAGCAGACATAGCAACGGGGAAGGCGATCGCGCCAGCTTTGAAAAAGAAAAAATGGAAGAGCTTTTGGAAAAAGTGAAAAGTGATAAATCTTGCAACATTGTCTGCGCGGAGCCACAGTTCAAGGTAAGGCCAGCTACCCTATGGGACGCACTGAAAATTCTTATAGTGACATTGCAGCCGTCCTTATCTTTTGGGTGGCTAGAGTATCCGCTATATATTTTGGAGGTTGAACCTTTTGAAAAGGAAGACTAGCGATCGCCCATAGAATAAATTGACGATCGCCGCCTATGGACTGAAGGCGGCGATCGTGTTTTAGGCATCTTTTCGTGTTTCGGTTATTCTGGTTTCGTGTTTTAAGTGCGAAACATGGCTGAAATAGACTGGGCTTCTTTGTACCGTTTTTTCATCAATAATAAGGTTGAGCTTAAAGATTTAAGCCGTGAGGAAACTGGTGACGAAAACGCTCCATCCTACTCTAGGCTTAGGGTTGTAGCTGGCAAAGCTAAATGGATAGAGGATCAATCTAAAACACTAAAAGCGCGTGAGCCGAAACCAGTAAAACATGTTTCGCCACCGCTGCCGCCTCCGCCTATAGTGCTGGCAAATTCTATCCCAAGTTTGTCAATGGGTGCGATAGAAGCGATCGCGCAAGATTTGCACCGCCCACCGGGAATGATTCATGAAGGGCACTATACCGACGCTCTGCCCGGTGCCATGCAGCCAGGGTATGAAGACGCGATCGCAGATGGTGAGCTGCTAGGGATGCGGAGAGACATTGCCCTAATGAATACGTTTTCTCGCAGCCTCTTAAAACGAATGAACGATGGAGAACCTAGCGCTAAACACTGGGGACGGCTGAGGCAAATTAGTAAGGAGATGTCTGAGGCATATCGGGAAAAGGACATGGCTACTGTAGCCAAGAAAACGAATGACCTACTAAAAGCGATCGCGCTTGGGTGCCCTGAATCTGAACTGATGAGTGAGATTCTAGAAGTTACCCGCACGCGCATGAGTCTGATCGGTGCCGAATCTCGCAGACTCCAAGCGCTTCAGGCGTACGCGCTCAAACAAAAGCAGATAGACAAAGATGAAAAGCCGGAAATGCGATCGGCTGAGGGTGGCGACGATTCACGCGGGCTGGGGCAGGAGAGCCGTGATGAAACTATGAGGAGGGTTTGGGAGATTGTTACTTAGAGCGAGCAGATCTTTTTTCGATATACTCAAGAATCTTTTGAGCCTTGTGATAATCCGCGACGGCATTATATTCTCTCATTGTTTGCCAAACGTCCCTGAGATCTTGCGCTGGATCAGTACGAGTATCCGCCCATCTAGTTGTAGATATTAGGACAGGTGCCACATGGACGGGTTCTGTCGGTGGTGACATCCTTCCTAGGTGCGATAGCGTAGCGCTGCTTGCAGATCGCTTTTTGTCAATCTGTTTCAGGTATCTCATTGCCTTGCTCATTGAAAATGTCCCTCTCTTCCAACACATCTCTATAGTATGGCTAGTCGCCCACCACTATTCCTACCTGCTCAGCATCGCTGGCTAAGCGATCGCTCTGAGGTGAAAATGTTTACCAAGCCGCGCCGGATAGGAATCAGCTGGACTGAAGCCGCCGACGCCGCCCTCACTGCTGCTTGCTCTAAGTCAGCGGGTGGAATGAACGTAACCTACATCTGTTACGACAAAGACATTACCAGGCAGTTCATTAAAGACTGTGCAGCGTGGGCGCGGGCTTATGACCTAGTTGTGTCGCAAATTTCTGAGTCTGAAGTTTTCCTAACCAAGGACGAAGTGTTCAGGCGGGGTGATGAAGAAAAGTCGATCCTAGTTTTTCGCATTTACTTTGACAGCGGGCATGAAATAGAAGCGATCGCGGGCACACCCAGGAAACTCCGTGGGCGCAAAGGCAGAATCATTGTGGATGAAGCAGCGTTCTTAGATGAAGGGATCCTTCCGTTAGTCGTTGAGGCGTCACTAGCCCTTCAGATCTGGGGTGGCGATCTGAGACTCATAACTACCTATAACGGAGTGGACAACGACTATTATCGGTTGGAACTAGAAGTGCTAGCTGGTAGGCTGCCATACTCAAGGCATTTCACCACATTCAGGGAAGCGATCGCAGATGGCCTGTACCAACGGATCTGCCTCTCCAGTGGCACCGCATGGTCATCAGAGAGCGAGGTTAGCTTTGTTGAGCGTATCTATGCTAACTATGCCGATCGCGCCTCACAAGAGCTGGATTGCATCCCTGCTAGAAGTGGAGGCACCTACATCCCCAGAGCAGTGATTGAACAGTGCATGAATGAAGCCATCCCAGTTTTGAAACTTTCACTGGATTCAGATTTTGCGCTATGGAGTGAAGCCGATCGCATCGCGCATGTAGACGACTGGCTACAAGATTCAGTAGCACCATACCTGCACCGACTGGAGCCTGAATGGCGATCGTATTTAGGCGAAGACTTTGGGCGATCGGGTGACCTCACGGTACTCATGCCGCTGCAATTAGCTGACAATCTGGTGAGGGTTTGCCCGTTCGCCCTAGAGCTGCGCAACGTGCCCTTTGAGCAACAGAAGCAGATTTTGGTATGGTTATGCGATCGGTTGCCTCGGTTCATGTTTGGCGCGTTTGACGCAGGCGGTAACGGAGGATTTCTGGCAGAGGCAGCAATGCTGAAATATGGCACAGGCCGTATCGCCCAATTGCACCTGTCAGCAAAGTTCTATGGGGAATGGTTCCCAAAATATAAAGCTGCCCTAGAGGATAGGAAGATTACAATCCCTCAGTCTGCTGACTGGCTACAAGATCATCGTGACATTCAAATGATCGGCGGCATCCCTCGGGTAAAGGATGGCAGGAGTAAGGGCAATGACGGCGGACAGCGGCATGGAGATAGTGCGATCGCTTGTTGCCTCGCCTGGTATGCCTCTCTGCAAGAAGGCGCGCCCATAGAGTTCCTGAGTGCAGGTAAGCGGGTGGGCGCTGGCGGCTATGGTGGTGATAGTGGCATGAGGGGGTATTGAAACAAATTTGTGTTGCCAAAACAAAACTCACCCGATGCTTGAACCGCTAGGTGAGTTTTGCCCCTTCCAAGCCCCAAGGAGGGCTATATGCGTAAAGTGTATAGCATTGCGGGCTATAGATGGCGATCGCTACCGACTAGAGCGCAGTTTAGGCAGTGTGGTATCGCAATCAAACCTTTGCAGGGATTATGTTTCAGCGCCAAAACCTAAAAGGTGGTAACACAAGCCCACCTTTTAGGTTTTGATTTCTGCGTTTTGAAAACGCAGAAATCAAAAGGCTTGCTCCACTTGACTCGCAGATGAATGCTTGGGACGTGCGATCGCGGTAGCATCTATGCTAGGAAGTGCAGACACATTTAGGAGGGCAATTCAAATGGCTTTGATGTCAAGCAGCCAGCTTGCGGCAGAAGTGCAGAGTGAAATGAAAAGACTTCGGACGGAGTGGGAGATAAGAGTTCGGTCTTTCTGCTCGTCAGAAGTCTACAACTCAATGAGTCCCAGAACGGCTGTCTTAAGTGCCGTGGCACGCCAGCCTGGACTAGATCCTGAAGATGGTTCCGTGGGATTTAAATACTGCGTAGATCTTGACATTTTTGAGAACCTTCAAGGATCGCCAAAATATGTGATCGCTGAAATTGCTAGAAGGATCTTGACCTACATGGACACGACGATTCAGGCACGCGGCTATGTATCGTATAAGAAAATTCGAGGAAGTGCGGTCAAATATAATCCTTCCGCTGCCTTTACCTCTTCTCCTCCTTCCATTGCTATTCCTGCCATCTGCCATGACTGCCACTACTTCTTTGGGGCAAAAATTGGAAATGTGCTGACTGTGTGTGCCGTGCATCCCAGCGGGAATGGGGAATTTTGCAATGACTATGCCTAATACAATTTAGAAAGGATACTGAAAAATGGAAGTCAGCACGAAATTGGAAGACTGCAAGCTCTCCAAGGAAGCCGTAGAGATTCAGGAAGGCTGGTCTGACAGCTTTGCCTACTGGACTTTGGTTAGCCCGGTAGAGACATCAGTATGGTCAGCTGAGTGTCAGTTTGGGCGCAGCACTCTTGATCGGGGAACATGGCAAGCGATCGCCAAAACGAAGGAAGGTGCCACAAGCGCGATCGCTAGCTACCTGAGAGCCTGCAAAGCAAAGCACCTTGAGCACCCAAGCTACCCGAACCCATCAGAGTGGCTAAGGGTAGAAATTGCTGAAACGCGATTACTGGATTAATGCCAAGGGCGATCGCAAAAACCCCCTCAGAGAACAGTTTCTCTGAGGGGGTTTTTAGGTGAAAAACAGGCAGTGTCAACATGACTGTCATTAGTTTGGCAACACACCTAAAGTATTGGTATGTATACACTAGAGTTGTGTTGTCACAGCGTCACAGACTTTTGTGATTTTGAAATGATGTCAGTCAGCCTGACTATTCAACCCTCCTTCGCCTTCTCTCTAATTAGCCTTTTGATGGCGGCAGACATGCTGCATCCCCACTCCAATGCGATCGCACATAAGAACTCAACTTCCTTTTCGTCTAGATAGGCTGCGATCGCGTGCTTTTTGGTAGTCATGAGTAACCTCAAAGTAAATACTTCATGCTATGATAGTAGCATCACTTACCAAGTTTTAGCTATGTCTGCACAAATCCAATTGCTTAATGCACCTGAGAGCGGCGATTTCATCAAGTTTGTGGAAGATGGGATTGAATACTATACCGAGCGGCTGAGCGGTCGTTCTGGTATGAGCCATCGTGGCCTAGGTCGTTTTGTAGGTAAATCTCAGCCTTCGATTAGCTACTGGGTGCAAAAGATCCGATCTTCTGACCCGATAAGCAACGACCTCCCAGAATGCCTAAAAAGCTTTGCTGGTATTGCTTTGCCAGTAGTAAACAGCTCCGATCCTTATGGGTCAGAAATCTTGCCTGACGTTTTCTGCTCAGCGATGATTAGCTACTACGCCTGCTTTGCCGCTCCAAAGGATCAAACCAAGGAAGCAAAGCGATCGCTCTTACTGAGCAGCGGGGTTGGTTTGCGAACTCTTATTCATTCAAAGACCGGGTGGATGCCCACAGCCAGTCCTCAGCCGCCATTGGTTGACAATCAGGTCAGACTGAAGGAACTGGACGTCAGACTGGCAGAGATTGATCTTGAGAAGGCCAAGCTCATGCTGGCTCAGGCAGTGGCTCAGCCAACGCAGGGAATGCGATCGGCAAGTAGCGCTTCGCCAGTCAAGAAGTCCAGAACGATTGGAGAATCTGGCTACGTAGGAGAAGATGCAAAGCGAAAAGTGCTGAACGCTCTCAGCTCAGGACAGTCCCAGTCTGACAAAATCGTAGGTGAGGTAAAACTTTCACACACCTATGTCTACAGGGTTCTGAAAGTTTTGCAACGGGAAGGCAAGGTAGAGCGCAGGGGAACTGGCGCACAACGGCACCAGTGGAGCTTGACCGGATCTCGGTAGGATAAAAGCGTTGTGTCAACATGACTGTCATTGTTTTGGCAACATACCTAAAGCCCTGATACGTATACCTTAGAAGGCTGCTGTCACAGCGTCACATACTTTTGTGATTTCAGAATAGGAGAAGATTCAGGCATTTAATCTGCTGAGATTAAATGCCTGAATCTTTTTAGTGGGAACTCTGGCAGTAAACCTAAAACTCTTAATGCCAATGACAGTGCGACGGCAGGTGTCTAGCCCATACTCAGTAAGTCTTAGAGTGTGTTGCCAAAAGTATGACAGTCATGTTGACACTGCCTCTTTTAAGCGCGATCGCACATCTTCACGCAGTCAATATGAAACTTCCCACTATTCCCACTCTTTTTGTGACATACTATAAAAGTAAGCAGCAAAAGGCAAAAACGATGAAACTTAATCCCACTGAAATCCTGAACGAAATTATCTCTAAAATCCTAGACTCTGGTGTTGACCTCAGTGACCAGACCGATGCGGCATATCAAGCCAGAATATTTGCAGAAGGGCGGAAGCGGGGGTTTAGCGATGCTGATATCAAAAGCGCGATCGCTATGTCAGCGGAGTAAAAATGGAACACTGCGATCGCCCCAGTCATCGCTGGGGCAAAGACAAGGCGGGGTATCAGCGATGGCGCTGCCCTGCCTGCCATCGAGTAATCAATGAGAACCCTTCCCCTAGGGGACGGCCAATGGTGGGTGATCAGCCCATGACGCCAGCAGAACGGAAAAGGAAAAGTAGGCGTGAGCGGAGAGAAAAGAATGAACGTTGAGCAATGGCGTAATACTGCCGATCGGCTGCCTGTCGCAGGGGCTTTGGTTGAGGTCAAAGGACACGGTGTCAATACTGAATTGGCGCGTTACCTCATTGATTTCAGCATTCACGGGATGCGTGGGTGGGTGAAGTTTAACCATTCAAATCATTTGAACTTCGTGCCGCTCCAATGGCGATATGTTTCTACAGATGAACTGGCCCAGAGATGGTTTAACTCAATTGACAAACAGATTCCAGAATCGCTAAGCGCACCGTACTTACGGCTTGTTTGGCTTGACGCGATCGCAAAACCAAAGGAGGCAAAACGATTGAAGCCCAGTTGATTGCTGACAAGATTCTGCACAACATTAAAACTTCCAAACCTGATTGGGGTGATGATTGCAGAGTAATTTATGAAGAGCGCGAAGGTGAACCACTCTTTAGACTGCGAGTCTGGCTAGACGATAATCCGTATGACGCTAGCTATATTTTTTTGATGGCAGCTTATTTGCCAGGGATTACCGAGAGATATTTTGCTCACAGGTTCGTAGCCGCAGTAGCGATCGCAGCCTCTAACCGCGCTAAGGCAACGCTGCCCTGCTAAAGGCAATCCCCTCCCCTTGCGCTAGACTATTGGCAAGGGATTTCAAGGGTCTCCTTTTTGTGTTTGCGACATTTCAAAACCACTCCTACCGCATGCAAGCAAGGAGTGGTTTTTTGTATCTGGGTTATTCTTGGGGCAAATTAAGCGCGATCGCCCATGTTCACCTCCTCCACTACGAATGGATCAATCTCAGCAGCGCCAGCATTAGGTGTAGAGGTAGCGCCACGCAGCAAGGATCTGACGCGCCGCTATGCCGGGGAACTGGATTTTCCTGACGATCGCGTCCTTGCAGAGAATGGCTACCGTCTAGAAATTTATGAAAAGCTTCTAGAGGACCATCAGGTTCTAGCTGGCTATGAGCAGCGGCAGAATGCGTTAATAGCGCACCCGTGGGAAGTAGAAGCTGGGGGAAGTAGCGATATAGATGATGTTGCCGCTGACTGGCTCAAAGAAGTCCTGAACCATATTGCATGGGATGACGTTAATAAAAAAATTCAGTATGCCGTTCACTATGGCTATGCGGTATCTGAACTTCTATTGGAAAAGGATGGCGATCTCGTTTACCCTGACAAGATCAAAGTCAGGAAACAACGCCGCTTCCGGTTTGATAAAGATGGCCGCCTTCGTTTGATCACTTGGGAAAGCTGGGAAGGTGAAGATGTAGAAACCCTTTACCCAGGCAAATGGTGGTACTTCCGCACCGGTGGGGATAACGATGACGATCCCTATGGTAGGGGGCTGGCATCCGTAATCTACTGGTGCGTGTGGTTCAAGAAAAACGGCGGCAAATTTTGGGCAGTATACCTTGAAAAGTTTGGACAGCCTACGCCCATTGGGAAACACTCTAAAGCTGCCACAGACGCAGAAAAGCAAGTGCTCTTGCAGGCTGTACGGGCATGTCATACCGACAGCGCAATCGTTATTCCTGAAGGCATGATGATTGAACTATTAGAAGCCACACGGTCGGGCGCTGGCGACTATCAGGCGTTCTTAGGCTATTGGGATAGGGCGATCGCCAAGCTGATTTTAGGGCAAACGATGACGCTCGAAGGTGCAGGCGGGGTGGATAAAGGCGAGATGCTGCACCAAGTGAGAACCGATATTATCCAATCGGATTCTGACTTAATTTGCCATAGCGCTAACCGTGGTTGGATCAGGAATCTATCGCTGATAAATTATCCATCAGCAGCGCCGCCTAGAGTATGGAGAAAAATCACCGATCGTCCTGACCTAAATGCGCAGGCCATACGGGATACTGAAATCCTTTCATGGGGATACAGGCCGAAGGCAGAGTACGTAAAAACTACTTATGGCGACGGATTCACCGATATCCAAGCCCCTGCGATCGCCGCTGATGGCAGCCCAATTGTTGACCAGCCAGCGCCGCTTTACCAAGGGCTAGGCCAGATTGGAACCCAATCGCTGCTGAACTTCCTTACTGACAATACGTTGCCTAGGGATAATGCCATACAGGTACTCATCAATGTATTCGGGTTGCCTGAAGAAACCGCGATCGCCATTACTCCTGACAGGCCAGCCCCAGAAATCGCGCCGGCAACAGCTCAATTTTCTGCACCATCAAATACCATCGACAAGTTTACTGAACGGCTACGGCAAAAAGCGGAGCCACAGTTTGAGCGAATGCTAGAAGAAGTGCGATCGCGCCTTGATAGTGCGGGCAGTCTGAGAGAATTCAGGGACTCATTAGACCAAGCGTTCCCTGACTTGGATGGCGACGCGCTAACCGAAATTATGGCTGAGGCAATGTTTAGCAGTCGGCTAGCCGGCATCTTTGAGGCACAGGAAGATGCTGAGTAATTCGGCCTACGCTACCAAGCCATACCCTGAAGCGATCGCCTATCTTCTTGACAAAATTAACCTTGGCACCGATACCTGGCGAGACATTACGGACGATCAGCATGACGCCTTTTTTGTTGTTGCCGGTGCCAAGGGCGATTTATTGTCTGGCATCAGGGCAGCATTGGATAGGGCGATCGCTTTAGGGCAACGGCCTGACGAATTCCGCGCAGAGTTTGAGAAGATAGCTGGCGACTGGGTTGGGAACAAATCATGGAGAGCCAATGTCATTTACAACACCAATCTAAAAATGTCGTACGGGGCTGGCCGGGAGCAACAGCAGACTGACCCTGACGTTGTGCGGCTGCAACCGTATCGGCAGCTTATCCACGGAGGCGCAACGCACCCACGGCCTACCCACATAGCGTTAGACGGTACGGTGTTCCCGGCTCAAGACGTGCCCATGTCATTGCCAAATGGCTACGGCTGCTCATGCCGATATATCAGCCTGTCAGTGCGATCGCTTTTATCTGAAAACTTAGAAGTGAGCGTGCTGAAGCGGGGCGATCAGATAGCAGGTCAGTCGATCGAGCCTGATCCTGGGTTTGATTATGCGCCGGGAACGACATCAGCAGCAAAACGGGCTGAGATTATTGAGGCAGTCATTGCGCGATCGCCGCCTACTATCGCCGCTCAGATAGCTCAAGAGCGCGATCGGGTTAATGCTGGTTTTGCCAATGGCAGCCTGCCTGCAAGCTGATGGCGCGCTGGTAGGATAGGGGGAAGTCTACCCTATAGGAAATCCTATGTCCTTAGATGTTGAAAAAATGGCGATTGTGGAAATAGTAGCTGAGCTGCTTTCATCGAAGGGTGTCAGGGATAACAGGAGAGTGGACAGTCACATACAGATCTCGTGCGATCGGCTTGAACTGCCTTCCTACCGCGAATTCTTTGATCTATTTTGCACAGGGGCAGTTGAGTGGTTCGGGTTCCTAGACGGGTTCCGATTGGTGCCTCGCATATACAGGCAGTACCGCCCTGAGTTTGAACTGGCAAGAGATAGGTTTTTTGGAAGGTCTAGTCAATACGCCGCAAGGCAGCAGGCGATCGCACTAGCAGCCGGGGAATCACTGGGCAGCGATGTCTATGGGGTTGGCATCGTTGGCGCTTCTCTAGGTATCGGGGAAGCTGACTCTCGTAGTGCTGGGCGTTCCCTGACAGTTTTATCAATTGACGAATTAAGATCAAACGATCTATCAATGATGAACTTAATAGAAGAGTTTAGTACTAGAAGATTTCCCCAAGCACGTAGAGATGAGTGGACGCGAGCCGTTCAGTCCCTCAATCCTTCTAAGCCGATCGCCTGCGATGGCTGCACCAACTACCACGGGCAGTCCTATGGCGGCAACAAACTTGTCTGTGCCATGCACCCTACCGGGGTAGACGGTAGCACCTGTGGGGATTGGGAAGGAAAATCAGAACCACTACTCTGAGGTCAGCATGTCAACCTTTGAATTTGATGTATCCCAACTCACGGGCGATCGCATTCTATCGGAAACGATCGCCAAAATCAGAAAACCTCAGCCACTTTACAAAGCGTGGGCGAATTACCTTGAGGCTGAAGCTGTCAGGGCATTCAAAAATCAACGCGCTCCCGGTGCCGCTGGAAAACCGTGGGCAGAATTAAGCGATCGGTACAGACGCTATAAGGAGGGCTACAGCAGCCGTAAGAAGCGAAAAGGTACAAACACCAGGGGAGCGCCTAAAGCTGGCGGCAAACTGAAGCTGCAATGGTCTGGGGCGCTTTTCAATTCACTGTACTCCCGTGCCACTAATAATGCTGCTGAAGTGGGCACTGCTCAAAAAGTCGGTCGCTACGATCTAGGAGCTATTCATAACTTTGGGGCACCGAGGGCAAGTGTTCCGGCGCGGCCATTCCTGCCTGTTGATGCTAATGGGGATCTGTACCCAGGCGTCAGGGATGAACTGAATCAGCTTTTGGCAGATTATTTGAATAGCTGATTTAGCCGGTGGCATTCTGGGAAAACAGGCAGTGTCTACGTGACTGTCATTGTTTTGGCAACAGGGTTAAAGTATTGCTGAGTATGGGTTAGACACCTCCCGTCGCAGCGTCATTGACTTTTACGATTTCAAAATAAGGGAAGACTCAGGTATTCAATCTATTGGATTAAATACCTGAGTCTTTTTAGGGGTAGTCTCAGCTGCTAGAATCCCCAAAAAAACAGGCAGTGTCTACGTGACAGTCAACAAATTGGCAACACACTTAAAGCCTTGGTATATATGGCTTAGATGCCTGCCGTCGCACTGTCATTGATTTTTCTGATTTCAAAATAGGAGAGGATTCAGAGTTATTAATTCACTGAATTAAATATCTAATCTTCTTAGAGATAATCCTAATCTCAGAATCTAAAACTCTTAATGCCAATGACAGTGCGACGGCAGGTGTCTAAGCTTTACTGAGTATGGGTTAGAGTATGTTGCCAAAAGTATGACAGTCAACATGACACTGCCTACTTTTAGCGAAAAACGCGATCGCCCAAAGGAAAGCCGCCCAAATCAGGCGGCTAAAGAAAATGAAGCTATGGGCGATCGCGCAGCGCTGCCTGCCGATTGCTGCCTCAAGTCAACCATTCGGTTTGCCCTAAGCATCTGAAAAATTTGAACTGATTAAACGACTGGTTGTACGCCTGAACCATTAACCGATGCCAGTCTAGATAGCTATTGAAGCAAAACCAGAAGCCTGCAAGCATTCCTTTTTTCCTAACATGGGCGATCGCTGCCATCTTAAGTCTTTGGCAGCAAACCTAAAACTACTAGATGTCAGTGACGCTGCGACGGCAGGCTTCTAACTCATGCTCAGCAAGGCTTAGAATGTGTTGCCAAAAGTATGACAGTCAACATGACACTGCCTGTTTTTACCTGCCTTCTGGCTGCCCTGTTCTCTCTAGGTTGCAAGGGGCAAGCGTTGAGCTACAAGGGATTCTAGCGATTCTAAAGGCTCTCTACTTGCAAGGTGTTTGACCTTGCAACAGGTTCTAGTAACGCGTACTCAGGAAGCTGTTTGACTGCTGTAACCGTTGCCTAGTAATGGTTACAAACGCGTACATGCGATCGCTATCGCCATCCTATCGCCCATTTTTCGCCGCTCTCTACGATTTCGGTTATTCTCTACATGCGATCGCTTTTGGGGGCTTTGCTAGGGGCGATCGCGCTCCCCTAACCTATCTGTAGCGAGTGTCGAAAACTACAGCGGCAAAATTAATCATTCATCAAAGGACGGATTGGGAGCAAACCCTAACGCCCCCTGTTTTGCCATTGCCTGACGCAAGCTGGGGTGCCCGCTGCCAAATTAGAGATGCGGCTGGCGTCTTGCTGGCTGAACCATTAGCCACGGTTCAGCCAGATGGAGATGTCAGACTTGAACTAGGGCGATCGCTAACCAACATAAGGCCCAGCAGTAGCCATGCCTACGATGTGCTGCTGGAGTCGCCGGGTGGCGATCGCGATAAGTTTTTTAGTGGGCAGGTGACGGTTGTCGGGACGATTACCCAGTGGGGTGTAGTGCCGCCTGTCATCCCCGGTGCGCCGCCTGACCCTATCCCTGCGTGGTTGTCTGGTGTTGTTGATGGTGCGATCGCTACCCATAATGCCAATCTAGCGGCTCATCCTGGACTGATCACCGGAGGCGGTGGCGGTGGCATTAGTTCCACTAGGGAAGTTTTCACGCTGTCAAATGGTCAAACCGTTTTCACCTTAGCTGAGGTGCCCGTATCGCCACAGTTGAGCTATCTTTTCCTGAATGGGGTAAAGATGAGGTTCGCGCTCGATTACACAGTCAATGGCGCTAACGTTAATTGGCAAAATCGAGTACAGCTTCAGGTAACGGACGAATTTGAAGTTTTCTACCAGTACAATGCCAGTCTGGCTGTCAATGTAGTTGTACTGAATCGAACAGTTTTTACGCCTTCAAATGGGCAGACAGTTTTCACGCTAGCGGCAGTGCCCGCATCTCCGCAGTTGAGTTATCTTTTCTTGAATGGGGTAAAGGCGAGGTTCGCGCTCGATTACACCATCAACGGGGCGATACTTAACTGGCAAAATCGAGTGCAGCTTGAAACGTCAGACGAGTTTGAAGTTTTTTACCAATAGGAGCTAGCTATGATTCCAGCCAAACAGATTATCAAGCCGCAGAGTGCATCCGTTCGAGTGAACGGATTTTCTGCCAGCGGCACCAGCGGAGTCCTCACCACTGCCATCGGTACTGCCCTGTCTACCGCTGGCGAAGGCGGGGTGTCGGTTCCGGTGCAGCCGCTAGGGGGTTCCAATACGATCGGAGTGATTGTAACCGGAGCCAACAACCGCACCGAGATTTACGGCGGCACAAGCAAGCTCAAACTAACTGATGCAAGTGGGAACGAGGTATTTGGCCGAATCACCGAGGCGGGCGGCGTCTACACCCTGACCTACTTCTCTCTGATAGCTGGTGTCGAAACGGCTCACTCCATGCCAGCAGCGGCGATCGATATTGAGTTTAGTTACAGGTTTGACTTCGCAAGGTTTCCAGCGGATGCCGCGATCGCTGTCAGTGCGCGCAATATCTCCAACGACCCTGCCGGAGCAGGGGGTGGGAGTGGAACGCCACGGGGCGAACGGCTGACAGTTACGGCGCTAAACACCGTGGCCAACCTTGGGTTTACCCCACTGAATATAGCCAATTTGAGGCTTTACGTTAATGGGCAACAGTTCGACACCTTTGGCGGTGCTGCCGCTGCATTCTCCCTCTCTGGCCTCACTATCACCTGGTCGGCTGCAAATGCTGGATTTCCATTAGAGGTTGCTGATCGCGTCACCGCCCGCTACTTCTCTTGAGCCGTTAACCTATGAGATTCAAACAGATTTCAGACTGGGCAATAACCGCGCTAGGGAAGGCTTTGGCGGAATCCGCTGATGCAGCGGCAGCGCGATCGCAGCTAGCAGCTCAGCAAATCCTAACCGCAATCACCGCCGCTCAAGGGTTCAACGCTCAAGGGATCCAAAATTATGCGATCGTTTCAGAAGAGGTTGCCGGGACTACCTACACATTCGTTGCCGCCGACATGGGGAAGCAAAAGGTGTTTAGTGCCTCAACTGCAATCAGCGTAACAATCCCAAGTGGGCTGCCTACCGGATTTAATTGCATAATTGTTCCATCATCCACCGGGCAAGTCACGATAGTTCAAGGGGCTGGTACAACGGTTAGGAATGCCCGAAACCAGTTCAAGACAGCGTTAATGGACTCCCCTATCTCGATACTCCCTGGGATGGCCGCAAATCTGTATCGAATCACTGGCGACACCGCCGCTTAAAACTGGAGAAATAATGTCAAACCCCAAATTCGTTGCCTATATATTCGATCGCCCTCTTGACGCGGATGGCAGCATTCCAGCTGAGTGCATTGCAAAGGCCGACTCTGCCGAAGAGTTTCTGAAGCGATTCGACAAGCTAGCCAATTCCCGCAAACCACGCCCAACTATTTTTGCCTAACCATGACACTGAACCAAGAACAACTTGACCAAAACACGCAGGCAACCGTAAACGACAAGCGATCGCATTGCCAGAAGGGAGCAGAGATCGGGCTGGCGGCTACTGAGCTGCTGGGCAGGATTGACGCCTATCTTTTGGTGGGGTTGAAAAAGGGCTATTTCCTGAATGGCGATCGCGTTATCACTAACGAGGATCTTGCTGGCCTGCACTTCAATGCGGCAAAGTATCACGCATTCGTTGCGGCAATAGGTGCGATCGCTAGTACTGCAAAAGATCCTCAGAACGATTGGACAGGGGCGATCGCGCCTATTGTGAAACTCTAAATGCTCCCAACCGTACGCGCAATCTTCCATTACCCCACTATAGCCAGCTTCAGGGCTGATACCCAGGCTTGGCTAGATGTTGCAACGGGCAACTATAGCACGGCTGAGAGGCAGGCTCTTGACGCGCTGCTAGGGGGTTTTGCGGCTGATGGGATATTGTCTTTTGACAGGCTCTATCTACTTCATTTTGGGGACAATGCACCAGATTCTTTGCGGTGCGTTGTGAGTCGGCAAAACGCCGCTAGTGAGGGTGCAACGCCGCCGACATTCGTCAGAAGGCAGGGATGGCAGGGGAATACTACCACAGGACTTATAAATACAAATTGGGCACCTTTAGATGGAATAAATTTTACTCAAGACAATGCTTCTATGGGTTGCTTAGTGAGAAGGATAAGCACCGCTACTACGTCTCTTAGGTTTTTGATGGGATGTGTAAATGCTGGAAACGTTACAAATACATCTATAGGAGTCGCAACAAACAACACTACTACTCTCAATAGATTGAACTCTAATGGAACCGATAGTCAAGTGTCTTCTACAGTAGTGCCAACTGATAACAGCTATTGCTCTATTAGCAGGGCTAGTAGTGCGGGGATAACGTCTAGGAGAGGTGCCACTGAGCTAGAAAGTACAGTTAGCTCGGCAGGAAGATCAAGTGTTACGTTTCTTCTCCTAGCCCGTAGCAATAACGGAGCACTAACCGGGCAAGGTAATCACCAACTGTCGATGGCTCATATTGGTGCCGCCCAATCAACAGCCCAGAATGCCAGTTTCAGAAGCCGAATGGATACGTTTAACACGGCGATCGGGTACGTTCCCTAGAGCTTCCAAGTCTTCCCACAGGCTTTGCAGCGTCCCCTGCCGCATGTTTTGCGAGTGCGATCGCTCCCACAGTTGGGACACTTCCCCACCGACTTTAACGGCCTGCCTGTGGGGTTGCCGCTGGTATCTTTGGCGCAGGCAGAGCAACGCCAGATTTGACGGCCTGATGTGGTGAAGCCGTACTTGGTCATGCGATCGCTTTTGCAGTGTGGGCAGTTCAAAGCTCCCACCCAAGATGCAATAGTTTGATGCCAGAAATCGCTTCTGACTCTGCTCTTGATAGGTTTTTTGCATGATGAACGGTTTCGTCTTTCATGAACCTAGCAAAAACCTCGCCTCGTCTATTTATTGCCAAGCAAATTCCTGGCAGCTCTTTGTCTTTAAACCATCCAATCCTGAATCCACCCTCAAGGCTTGAAACGCCTCCGGCAGGTCGAATGTCTAAAACATCTTCTAAGTTGGTCGAAGTTTCCAAAGTCATCAGATTTATCCTTTGCTTGTTCGATTGCAGTGTGGGCAGTTGATTACCATGTTTCTTCTTCTACCTCTAAACCGTCAAAGTCAGGATCTTCAAAGTCGAAATCCGGGGATGCTTCAATGAAGTCTTCAAAGCTCTCAAAGATATCGCCCCAATCCTCTAGATTGTCGGGATGATACAGCTTCTCCAGCCGAGCAATCCTCATGGCAATGTTAGGGCGATCGCACTGCTCTAGCACCATCATTGCCCCGGTGCAATGGCGATGTGCGCTGTCTGGTAGGGGTTCGCCGTCTTTATCGAACGTGCTTTTGTGGCATGGGAACGTGTGCCAATCGTTCCCGAGGGATTCAGCAATTTGCGATCGCCTTTCTACTCCGATAGGGAAGGCTACGGATCTCCTGAATGGGCAGTCTGCGCAGGGCTTTGTAATTTTAGGGTTGATCATTTTTCTGTTTTTCGCTAGCTGTTTGGACTGATGCGCGATCGCCCCAGCAGTCCGATGACCACCGGGGCTGGCTTCTAGCAGCCGGCGAGGCGCTTGCCCATCCCGAGCGCCATCTCGGCGACCTGGAACAGGAGAACGGCGTCTCCGCTGTCCTGAATTTCCTCTAGCAGGATCGCTAGGGCTACGGCGCGATCGCTGTTCTGCGCTTGGGGCTGAGGTGCGAGGCCGAGGTACCTCCCGATCAGGTCGGCGCGAGGCTGGCGATCGGTCTGGGCGGCGGTCTGGGCGGCTGAGTTGGTCATCGGGATCTCCTTTCTTCGGCTGTCTTCTTTAGTATGCCAAAAGATACGGGCGTTGTCAAGGGGCTGGGCAAAGTTTTTTTTGGGAACGGATAGGGAGTGCGTCAGATCTAGGCTTCACCCTGCCGTTCGTTTTCTTGCCAGCCGCTCTCTTCTAGCGGTGCGATGCAGCGTACCCTGATTTTCAGCGATGCCAGCCGATTTAGGACGCCTGGGGTCACATACTGATCGATCGCGCTCCTGCTCTCCATATCTGTCCTTTTCAGCCCTCTGTGAACGGTGTCAATCTTTCCAAGTAGCTCAGAGATGCTTTTGTCGCTAGGCGGATTGCCATCCTCCCACCCGTCACACAAAACTAATGCTTCTTCAATAAACTCAATAGCGGTTGTCATGGAGTTCCTTGGTAGTGGAATGCCGGGACGCTACTCCCGGCTGCGCGCTTCATCCTAGTGCGATCGCTTGTATCCTGTTTTTGAGCGACGCCAGCAGCATTAAGGCATCTGGAACCGCCAGCCTCGCGCCGACCAGATCGCTCAAGTCTAGGCTTCTAATCTCTTGCTCAAAAACGCCGATCTCCCCAAGCAGCCTAGAAACTATTTCGTCATCGGGTGGAAGGCGATCGCCCTTCTCCCACTCTCCACATAAAGCCAATGTTGCTTCGATGAAATCAATAACAGTTGTCATGGCGTTCCTTAGTAGGTGTGTATCGGGCGCTACTCCCGGCTGCGCGCTCTGAATCTCAGCCCGTTAGCAGGTTGTCTACCTAGGCGTCGTATGCGCGATCGCCATCGTCTAGAGGGTCAGCACTCGCTCTGGCGTCTTCTTCGGCTTCTATCTCGTTGAGGCGATCGCCAGCGCATTCTAAGGCGTCTAGGGCGTCTGCCAGGTGGCGTAGCAGGTCTCTATCTGAGACTCTGGAGTGAAGTCTCGTGATTATCTCTATCATCTGGGGAATTAAAGGAGTTGTTGAGTTCATTTTTTAGTGGGTGTAGTGGGTGCCGGGTCGCCAATCCCGGCTGTGCGCGGTGGAAGCAATGTCAGACGATTAAGCGCGATCGCCCTCCTCAGTAAGATGCCTAAACTCTGCCATAAACAATTCAAAAGCACCGGGAGGGCTTCGTCCTATCACCTTGATATTGGGCAGTGGCTCGCCAGGGATAGTCCAGTCCCGATCGCCCCCTGGCATTAGTGCAGCTCGTTCGTTGTGCAGTATCCGAGCGTCAGCATCCTTAACAGCCTCGGTTGTGACATCGCGCAAGCCAAAGCGGATAGCGATCGCATTCATCAGAGTGGCTTCGTATCCTGCGTACCCACCCATTGCCCATTTGATAGGCCGTGGGATGTCAACCAAATAAGCCTCAGAAGCGTCATGCAGCAAGCCTATCAACCTGTCTTCCAGTGGGACAGCGCGGGAAATTAGGACTGAATGCTCGGCAACGCTGTAGAACCGTTTGCAATGCCCTGCATACCTGCACTGCATTGATAGCGCCCAAGCAATATCAATGATGTCGATATCTTCGGTTTCAGGGCTTAGCGGGAAAAAAGCCTTCCCTGTATAGGTTTGTATCCAAGAATTGTCAAGATTAGGATTCATGGTCGCTGTTGCCCTCAATAGTTTGCTCAACCCATGCCCGATAGTTCACGTACTCATCGCAGTGGCACCGCAGGGGGCTACACCAGCAAAGTAGCTTAGTTCCGTCCGGTGCTAGCTCCACTTGCTCTAGAGCCGCTAGGAATTGGCCTGTAGTGGGCGATCGCCACTTTGCTGACATCTGTAACCCCATACTGGCTGCGATGGCGTTGGCGGCGTCTACAGGCGATCGCCCATGCCCAACGACTGCCCACAGATACTTTCTGAAACCGTCACAAACACTGGCTCTATCTGCCTCGCGTTCCATATCGAATGGGTTGCCTAGGAAGGAAGCGCGATCGCACCTGATCCCAATCTTGGTCGTCTTGAGGTTGGCTACGTTCAATGTTGTCTTTGCTTGGGTTTCGGGGTTCATTTGCGATCGCCCTCCCTGTCGGGGTTAGCAGTGTATCGAGAAAATTTGTTTATCTTGTCTTCGGAGTAGACGCTCATGGTGGGGATACCCATGCTTGGCATCCACATGAACCAGTCGATCGGCGTTGAATCTGTCTGCCAATTGCCAGTTCTCAGCCCGGTAGACGGATCTTTAGACCTCGTGAACTTATAGCGAGGCAAGCAAATCTTGTTTGTCCAAGGGTGTTTTTCTAGCAGTTCGTAGCGGATGACTGTTGGCTCATCCCAAGTCTTACGCAGTAACATCATCACTCCTTTAGCCCTAGGGATTGCCATGCCTACGATGGCATCAGCATCACAAAAAGGTGGATTGGTGATTACGTAATCAAAGTGGGGTAGCGCATCCCAGGAATCCGGCTTAGTCATGTCTAAAACAAAGTCAGGATCAGTATTTGGGTCAATGTCTGCGGTGATGACCTGGTATCCGTGATCAAGAATTGTTTTTGAGATTGACCCACCCTCCTTGCAGCACTCAAAAAATACCGTGTCACTAGGAAATCCTGGGAGTTCATAGAACAATACATCTGGCATCCACTCAGGAGAATCATAGCGATCTAATGGCTGGCGATCGCTCTTTGCCGTCGTTGCTGAATGTGTCATGCTTGTGCCTCTTGTACCGCTTGAACGTCTACGAAATAGCGATCGTTTACAATCGCATAGCTCCCTTCTGGCAGTCGCTTTGAGCGGATATCCTGCCTCAAATCTTCCTGTCTTGCGTATCCTAATGTGCGGTAGCAGGCTGCCACTGATTTGAACTGCTCGTTCATGTTTTCGACTCCATTACTGCTTTGACATCTACGAACCATCTACCACCCCGCTTCTGGATAGCGCCCTGCGGAAAATGATTGGGCGTCTTCCCTTCTGACATTCGCTGCTCATCTGCGTAGACAGCGTTTCTGAAATGGGTTGAATTTCGGTAGCCTAACCGCCTGTAGCAAACGGAAATTGGCAGAAACTTGTCAGTCTCAATCTGCAAGCAGCGCTTCGCTATCGCATCCTCTAACTTCTGTGTCCGCAGTGCGATCGCGTTTATCTGCGATCGCAATTCATCATGTGCTGCCGTCATACGTCACCTCCCATGCCCATGTCTAAACTCATTTGCTCTCTGTGCCGTGCCATCCTAAGCTGACTGGCTGCGTCTTCTTCTTCATGCTTCTGCAAGATCTGTCGAACCATCTCTATGTCAGCATCAGTGGCAGTTTCGTCAACCATTTGAAACATGGTGAAAGTTTCAACGGGAGTGTAGGAGCCAGCAATGAAATGATGGGTAGCCACATCTGCCAAGTAAACTTCTGCCAGTCGAAACCCATTCTCTATTTTTAGTCGGACTGCTGATGACACCGCTGGGCTTACCTTGATAGCAGCAATTGATTTTGTAATGGTGTAGATCATGTGCGATCGCTCCCTACTACAAAGGATGGCGACACCATTGCGTTTACAGCGCGACGGCGAGATTCAGCGATCGCCAGTTCTTCAGCAGCCGTTAGTGGTTTGCCCAGCATCCTCAACAGCCTAGTGTTATGAAGCCTGACTTCTGAACCTTGGAACCGATGGTCTTTTGCTAGAACTGCCAACGCCGCTTCTAGTTGCTCAAGAGTAATATTCATGTTTTCAAGCCTCGTTTGCATAGAACTGATAGCTGACTTCGGAAGTCACTTGAAATCTCACAGGTTCGCCGCTGCCGCGAGAAACGAGTATGTACTCAGGAGTTTCTAGCAGTGCTTCATGGGTTTCTGAATCACAATTCTTTTCAACAAATGCGATCGCGGCACCTTGATGGTCAGAGGCTTCAACCTCGTTCTCACTTCCCAATCCTTCGTCGTCTGCAAACTGAACTAAAAACTTACTCATGTCGCTGCCTCAAATAAAAAATAGTTTTGCATCACCGCCGCCGCACCCGCTGCTGCATCGTAGGCGTCATCCTTCGTCCCTTTTTGGTGGGTCAATCCAAACAGCTCAAGGACTGCCGCCCTAACTTCAACTTTTTCAGCCTTCCCGCTACCCGCGATCGCCAATTTGATTTGCGATGGCTTCAGTTCTACGGGACTTGGATAACCAGCGTCGGCCATCGCAGAGAGCATTACCCCGATCGCATTTTGCACAATCGCGGCATTAGTATTCTTGCCAGAAAAGAATGGCTTTTCATAGCCAACGACAGTAGGCTTGTGCAGCTCTAGCAGCTCTAGTACATCTTGCCGAACTATGGAAAGGCGATCGCCCAGTGGCATCCCTGCTGGGGTTACGACTACTCCAAAGTCAATCATCTTGAAGCTGTGAGAATTCCCGCTGATGACAGCCCATCCAAGGGATGCCAGCGCGGGATCTACAAACAGGACGCTAATTTCCTTCATAGCTTTTGTGCCTCAACTAATGCCTGAGCCAGTAAGCAAGGGAATCCGTTACCCAGTACCTTGCAATCCAGCGAAGCCTTACCAGATAGCCGATACCAACTGGGCACTGACTGAAACCGTGCGAGGCATTCAGGGGTGATTGTAACGACCCTACCGTTAGGGATGTATGCCCGCGATGCCTGCTTATAGGCTGAGGCTTTAACGGTATAGGAAGGGCGATCGCCTGTCACAATCGTTACCGAAGCCCCGCGATTGTTGGCAAGCCCATCAACCATGAAAGGTTCAGGGATGTATGCCCGAGTAGAAGACTTGTGGATCGATGCCTTGATAGTGAACGATGGTTCTAGCTCCCCTCGATGCGACACCGTTGTGCGCCGCTGCTCAGTCCCTTCAATTAGTAACGCCCTGCCAGCATGAACGCCGCTTTTAGAAGCCTCAACTGTGTAGCACGGCTGATCCTCATTACGGATTGAAAGCGATCGCCCCCCATTGCTGCGCTGATCACCAATCAGTAACTCCCGTGGCAGATTGCCAACACGGTATCCTTTGCCCCATTGCCGATTAGAATTCTTAGTCTCAACGAGACAGGTTTTTAGATTTTGATCCAGTGCCGTGATTGCTCTCAGCTCTTCTGGCAACCGTTCAAGCTGCCATTTTGCAAATTGAGTCTCTGGTAGTGTGGGCACCAAATCCGCGATCGCTTCATACCAACCGACCCAAGGCAGTGCAAATAGGTCAGGGGCTTTGGCATGGGTAGGGTGAGGCTGAACAACCCGTTTTACTCTGCTCGCGCACAGGATTAGCCGCTTCCTAGTCTGTGGCACTCCGTAATTAGCACTATTCAGATGCCAGTACGCCAGATTGTATCCATTGTTAGACAAGGCTTCTAGGATCAGCCTGAAGCTTTCAAACGTTCGATAGCCCCATACATTCTCCAGACTGAACCAGGGCGATCGCCGTTCAATGCCCCGCACTATCGCCCGCGCTAGCTGAATGTCTAGCTCAGTTTCACCACCATTCGTTTTCGCTACCGACGCATTAGTGCAAGGCGGCGAAACGTGAAACCAGAACCTTGTGGTGCCGTACAATTCGACATTGCGAACGTCAGCAGTCAGGCAATGATCGTTAAGGTTTGCCCGGTACACACTGGCGATCGCGTCGTCAAGCTCTACGGCAAAGGTCGGGGTAAGGCCAGCCTCCGCATACCCTATGTCAGCTAGCCCGCCGCCGCTGAACCATGACTCTAGTTCCCTACTCATTTCTATCTCCTACATCCAATAGATTCAGCTGTCCAGTGTGGGGCATGGCTGCCAGCTCTGCGATCGCCCTACTTCCCTTTTTAGGCAATCCCGCTACGATGCCCAGCTCGCGCAAGACTACCGACCTCTCGCGGCACCAATGCTGATACGCAAACCCGCCTCTCTGCATAAATGGGTAGCCATCTACGATCGCTCTCTTCATCCGCTTGCTCCAGTCCTCTAGGGATTCCCCTTGCTGCTGAGGATTCGCGGCCGCAATCTCTAGCAGGACTTTCCTTGATCTTGTTGCCCAGCTCATGCGATCGCCCCTTTGCCGGACGACAGTTGATAGAGGGCGATTGAGGCAAGGATTAAATCTGCCGCAGTTTCTAACGACATCAACTTTTCTACGGAATATTCTGGGTATGAAACCTCAAGGTTAAAAAGGGAATCCAGAGAAGCCATGTTCCATTCTGTGATCTTTAGCTCCCAGCTATATTCCCACGCTGTAAAATAAATGTTTTTGCCATCCGGTAGAGTGGCGTCACAAATGATAGGGTCAAACCCAACGAATCCAACGACTACAAGCCCTGCGTCTTGCAGCCTTTGTAAAGGGCTTCTAGCGATCGCGCTGGCTTTAGGGTTACTCATGGCTAGCTACTCCTTTGCCAGACGACAATCGATAAAGTGCGATCGCGGTGAGGATTATGTCAGCTGCCGTTTCTAGTGGCATGTAGCCAGCCTCAAACTGTTCAGTCCCGTACTCTGACGAGATGCTAAGGGATGCGTTGTCACCACTCACAGCGCCTAATCTTGTGGGCGCGATCGTCAACTCCCAACATTCCCCACGCGATCGGAAGTAAAGTGCCTTGCCAGATGGCAACGTAGCCTCACACTGCACAGGGCAGAACCCGCCAAATAGGTAAATGTGCAGCCCCGCTTCTCTCAGCTCTTGTAAAGGATCTCTATTGGATGAGGGTGCTTTGAGTTTGGTTGCTTCGGAATTATTCATTGGTTTCTATCCTAAACTTGTGGCCATCCATCATTTGAGCTTGTTGCTGAGCAGAGCAAGTTCCTAGAAAAGCGATCGCTTTGTTTTGACTGTCGCTAAGCCGCCTGTCATCTCCTATCGCGATCGCGGGCGTTTCTGATCGCTTATTCCACAATGCCGCCGCTTCTGACTTGTCTACACCAACCGCACCTTCCGCACCGCAGGAGCATTTGACGTAGTAACCGTATGAAGTCCCGGTATCACGTTTGTCATTGTCTAAAAAAACTTGGTCTTTGCCCCCGCAAAATGGGCAGGCACTAAAAGGTTCAAGCTTTTCATCTACGATGATCGCAGGGAATTCCAACTCAAGCACTTCCTGACAGAATGCAATCACGTTCAGCCAATCATCAAACGATAAACTAGCAGGAATGTCGCTTGTCAAACCTCCGGTAGATCTCCATTGCTCAACCAGCTTGAGCAATACTTCACTGGTTTCGGAACTATCCATTAGTCTCTTCCTTTATTACTGCCGAACCCGCGATCGCTTTCAGCCAATCCTCAAACGACTCCATTGGCGGGCGATCTGCCACAGTGCCAAGGCGTAAAGCTTGCGATTGCTTCCATCGCAGATGCATGACCAGCGCGATCGCGGCCATTTCAGCCGCGCTTATTACTACCCCATCTACCGTGTCTTCCATAATTCTCTCCTTATAGCTGTCGTTATTCTAACGTTAAACGTTGGAAACGTTGGCAACTATGCGGAAGCTTCACAGGAACGAAAGCTGCTCTAGTCTTGCGATATTGATCAAATCAGGCCGGATACCGCTAGATCGATCGCATACCCACAGCACCTCAGTACGCTCGCGATCGCCCATCTCATCTGCTGTCCTGAAGGTGCCCCTATCTGCCCCTACTTTTCCTTTGCCACTTGCTGAGCAAAGGGTAGGCGCTTCAATGCGTTGCTGTGCGGATTTAGGTTCTACCTCCTGTGGGTAGCAGCTGAGGACATAGGAAGAGTTGCAATTGTCTAGGGCGTCACACAGGTTTTGCCAATCGTCAGCAGTGTAGCCGCCATAGTGCCCCTGGTCGGTGCCGATATATGGCGGATCGACAAAGAATAAGGAATGTGGGGACGACCAGCGCTCAAGACACCTGATAGCATCCTCACTTGAGATATGCACCTCTGAGAGCCTGTCTAGCGCAGCTTCTAGCGATCGCTTTTGATTGTCCCAGGTAGCCGCTTGGTTTCGACTTGTGACACCAGTGCCCCATCCTGTAAAAAGCTGATTAGAAAAAGACATTTGAGCCTGCACATAAAATGCCCATGCGACTGTTAAGTCATCATGCTCTGCTGACGTTTTCAAAATCGTCTTAGCTTTGGCGTGATCACTTTGGCTGTAGAGGGTGGCGTCAATCAACCTCAGCAGCTCATCCTTTTGCAGTTTGGCAACACGGTAAAACGTAATTACCCAATCATTCGTATCGTTGATGACTTCTCGGTAATCGTGATTACAGCTAACCGAGCGCTTTTCTTTGGCAAAGAGTACCGACGCGCCGCCGCAAAACGGCTCACAATATACGGTGTGGGGAATCTCGTTCAGTAGGGGAACGATGTGGCGTGCCATTTTTGATTTGCCGCCATAATACGAAAATGCGCTTTTCATTAGATTCTCCAATCGTTAATTTCTGGCTTCTCTTTTCGCCGTGCCCGCTGCCGTGCCTTACCCTGCTGCTGTGCGATCGCGCTTTCCAGTAGTGCAATGCAATCGTCTAGGGGGGTTAGCCGCGATAGCTTGTTAACTAAGCCGATCAACTCCCTCACCTTTGCTGCCCTGAGTTGTTCAAATTCCATCTTTAAGCTTCCTGAAACGACTTCTGAAACTTTTCTGAGTATGGGCGTAAATCAGCCGATTTGCAGGTTAGGGGGAAGGGATCGTAATCCCATAGAACCTCAACCCGCCCATCTGCTGTCAGTAGTACGGCACTGCCGTTCCAGCCTTCCTGAAATCTCTTGTGAACGCGATCGCCTATAGCGGGCATCCATACAGTTTCGATAGCTTCAGTGGGGGCGATCGCGCTTGTCAGCTGCGTTGTGTATGCCACTGGAGTTATTGGCAACCCGCCATAAGGGAGCGCCAGTAGCTCATCTATGGATATTTTGTCTTGCTTCCTGGGAAGTGGCACTAGGAAGAGTGACTTTTTAGCGCGGGTCAGGGCGACATAAAGTAGATTCCATTCCTGCTGTTCTTGCCATTCTTGCCCAACCTTTTCTAGATAAGGGAGGCTGTTGACTCCCAATAAAAACACTCTGTCGGCTTCATCCCCTTTTGCTCTGTGGATTGTTGACAGGATCACCGAGGCTTTATCGTCAGTGAACAATGCAGCGATCTTGGTAGTGAACTGCTGCATTGTTGCGCACTGGTCGCCGAATTCCTGATGGCAGGCCGCGATCGCGCTGTAGCGGTCTTCTAGGCTATCAGCAGCCTGGTTCTCGTCGTTATCCCTAAGCTCTTGTATTTTGGGAAGGCAGTAACGGCTAGCAGCATCAGCAAAGCATGAGTACGGCCCGCTGCCGCATTGCTCAGCTAGTGCCACTAATTGAGCGCCAATGTCACGGCCTCTCACCCGTGCTTGAATGCCAGAAACAATCAGCCGCAAACATAGTGCAATCAGTGGAGCGGTGAACCTTGAAAGGATCATGTCGCCCGCCTGGGCCATCCCTTTAATTTCAGATGGTGCAACAACCTCAAGTTCGCCTACCGGAGCGCCCGGTCTGGCTTGGATACCTGACACAATTGCCCGCGCCAGATTCAGATGAGACGATGGGCAACGATAGCAAACTGACAGGGGTAACGTTTCTGCGTTTAGCTCAGTTGCTACCTTCCCCCACATGGCAGGAGAAGCAAATGCGAACCCTTGGATAGCCTGAAATTCATCACCAACCGCGATCGCCCTTCCGGTATCTCCTAACAGAGCTTTGTAGAGGGCTAGCTGAGCAGGGCTGGCGTCCTGCACTTCATCTAGCAGCACCCAATCTCTAGGGGCTGGGCGCAAATCCCATATATGCGGTAGCCAAAGCTGATCACCAAAGTCTACGATCCGCTGCTGATGTGCCATCAGCTCACCAGCTTTTAGAGCCTCAGCTACTAATGGAATGGCTAGAGCGGCTCCGATGGGTGATTCGATGACGTAATAGTCAATCAGATGTTTTAGACTCTCTATCGTCGGTTCAGACAACGTGGCTTGACACCCTGCAATCAGCCGATTCAGGAAGTTGCTCAGATCTTTTTTAATCTGCTTAGTCGCAGCCTTGTCAGCGATCGCCAAGCTGGACAGGTCTAAACCATCAATTAGTTTCCTAGAGATTTTCCTGTATTTATGCTCCTCTACCGTTATCGAACCCTCCTGATAGAAGTGCCGGGTCAGGATTGATAGCCCCATGCCATAAGGAGTGGCGACGGTGATCCGACTGGGTAGACGTTTCTTTAATGCCTCAACGACGTCCTTACTGAATGCCAGTACTGAAACCTTTGCCGTAGACGGTAGTCTGTTGGCGATCCCGCAAAGTACCGTAGTCTTGCCAGAACCCGCGACGGCACCGACACGCAGATTGCCGCTGCCAGACTCAACCCGCTTGTAAATGTTTTGCTGGAATTGTGACCATTCAGGCTCAGCCGCGATCGCAGCTTTTCGGTTGTATCTTTTCTTTTCTACCACCATTAGAATCCGTACCTCTCTGAAGTTTCGGCAGGGACGGCAGCAGCTACAGGGACGGGGTTTCTACGAGCTGCTAGAAGTTGTGCGATCGCGGCCTGCGGATCTGGCTTTGAGCTTTTTACTGAGGATTGAAATCCCTTAGCTTTGCCGTTGCCATTACCATTATTTGCGTTTGTCAACATGACTGGCAGCAGCACTGGCGACAGCTGCGGTTCGCTCTGAGCAATGATTTCAGCCTCGTGGCACACCGTCGCGGCATTCTTAGTATTGCTAGCTGGGATTGAGTAGAAGCGGATATGCCTACCGTTGCGTTCAATTCGCCCCCGACCTAGTTCAACCAGTCGAGTGAACAAGTCAATGGTGTAGGCGGCTGCCGTGCGATTCATCTCCCTTGCCTTCTCTGACAGCGCTCTGTTGGCACGATAGGCATCTCTAGGGGTGATTCCGTTCTCTGTTAGTCCCTTGTCCCAAATACGGGTAAGAATACTACTGATGTCAGCGCTCTCAGCAGCATTCTCCTGTAGCCACTCAAACGACGCCCGGTAGTAATTGGCAAATGCGATCGCCCGTTCCATCGTTTCAACAGTCAGCACATCGGCACGCTTGGTTTCGTTGAAGGCACATTCAATAATGTGCAGTCCCAGAGCAATCCGACCAACTTGAGCTGAGAGTTTACGCAACCATGCGCGGATGCCTGCGTGTTGGCACTTCCTAGCTTCGTTGCCGTAATATTCATAGGCGTCATCGTACATGTCGGCAGCGGCATCAGTAGGGCGAATTTCACCAAAGTCAGCATCAGCGATCGACTGATACAGCGGCGGCAAAATCATAGGGAGAAGTTGCTTCCCCCTAGATCTTTTGGCTGTCCCTTCTTTGGGGATTGCAAACAAAAATCTCGCTGCCATACCTTGAGCATCGTCAGGATCTTTAAAGATGCGTCGGTAGATACCAGGCTGAATACCTCCACTAATAGACATTCGAGTAGATGGGATAAAGTACGAATCCTCAGCATTGACCCGATCAGTTTGGATGGATGAGCCATCCCACAGGTCTAACAAACATTCCAGCCCCTCTGAGTCTTTACCACCTGAAAACTGATTCAGGGATTTAAACAATCCAGCGATTTCATCCCTAGACCATAGGGTGCCGTTGTCACCCTGCTCAGCTAGTCTGCACATTACAGCTTGGATGGTAGCAACTTGGAATAGCAATTTCTTTTCTGGCTCCGGCTTAGAAGCATCGTCGCCAGCCTTAAGCGCGATCGCATAGGCTTCAGTGTCAAGCTTAAAGCGTTTGTGTTCTTGCTCCTGCAACTTCTTCAGCGGCTCAATAACCAGCTTTTCAGCGCGGGTTTTGCCTGTGCCTGATTCAGCTACAGTGCATGTCCAGGCGATGCTAGGAATCTTGTGAGTGCCCAAATCAAGCTCTGCCTTTTTACCCGCTAGAGACAGCACCGCAGGCAATAGATACTGCCAAATAGACACAGGGTCAATGCCTAATGTTTGCGCATCGTGGATCAAGAATGGGGCTAAGTCTGGCAGCACATCCGACCAGTTAAGCTCCGACTGGCTCCAGTCAATCAGCTTCTCCAGCCTGCTGACATCTTCTGGTAGCACGTCATCAATCTGTGCTTTTTTCTGGCTGACCATTTGCCAGAATGCCTTCCCTTTTATCTGCGACTTAGCTTCTAGCTCAGCGAGCCAGTTTGTTTCCTGCCAGTCAGCAGCCGCTCTTCCCAGAATGTCAGTGACAGCTGCCAAAGTATCTATGATGCTTACCGCACCTGAGCTTTGGCTGTCAACAGCGTTGCTGCCAGTCACGTTGACAGATGACTTTTTACCCTCTTCAGCCTCAGTGAAGTTGACTTCAAAATCTCTAGCAGATGATTCAGTAGCTCCAGAAATGGTGTTATAAACCTCATCAGCACTCAGCCCGCTAGCCTTGAGGTCGTCAATCCAATCAGCAAGGTCATAGCCAGTGCCGATCTGATAACAGCGCCAGCTAGGGCTATCAGGGGCGGCGTACAACCATTTACAGGAGTAGTAATCAGAAGCGATGTCCTGACAGTGTTCTACCCCAGCGCGATCGCGATCGGGGCACAAAACAAGTACAGCGCCATCAAGGTCTGCTGAGTAGTTGCCGTGCGCCCCGCCATAGTGACGCCACTTGCCAGCGCCACCGATGGAGGTAGTGGCGGCCATCCCAATTTCTAGCAGGGCGTCAGCAGTCTTTTCACCCTCAACAATCCTCAGTGGCAGCCCACGGGCGATCGCTTTTTGATTGATTGGATTGTCAATCCGGTATAGATGAATTTGAGCCTTTATCTCGTCAGGCAAGCCTTTTTGCCAGCCCGTACCGTCCCAATATTCCTGCCAGATCTTCTTACCTGTGGCAGTGTCCAACCTTGCTACACGGGCTAGCGGTGAAGCCCCGGCGCTGGGATAGCTGTAATAGGTGGGCTTGCTACTCACCTGCCGTGCTGGCTTTACCCAGTCATCTTTTAAACAATAGATAGCGCGATCGCAAAATCCGTTATTTTCGATCTTTCCTGTGAAAGTGTAACTACCTACTCGATCGGCTGGCTGTGCGATCGCGCTTGAAGTGTTGGCGCGGGTGTGGCAGAGTACCATCCGTAGGTCGGTAGTCCATCCGCAGTCAGCGTCTTTGGTGCGGGCGCAAACTGGGCAAGGATTATTTTTTGAAGAAGATAGCCAGGTCATGAGCAAACTCAGTAAGGTTTTCGGAAGCAAGAAAGTCTAGCAGCTTAGAAATAAACGCTTGGAGGCTCGTGTAGCAGCCACGTAGAGCAGCTGATTACGTTCACGGACTGTTCGGTTAGTCAGGAGGTTATTGACATCTGCGAAGACGTTTTCGAAGGTGGAACCTTGGGCTTTGTGGACTGTCAAACAGTAGGAATATTTTAGCTGCCCAAATCGCTGCTTTAGATCCCAGAAGCCTTTCCAGTTTTTCGATTTAGCCAGATCTCCGCAGGTTTTTTCGAATCGTTCAAACTCTGACTCATGCAATATCTCGACAATAACGATTTTTTGGTCTTCACTATCGCTGATTGCCCTCAAACTCCAAATATTCCAGCCATCAGACCGGCCTGCTCTGACTTCTAGAACTTCACACTCTGCCGATGTTGCCAGCAAAACTGAGTTCTTTACCATGTAGGGAGAATCAGCTACCAGCCGCTCGCCCGTCACGAACCGAGAAGCGTCCTTACCATAGAGCGCACAGCGGATCGCTGCGTTAACCGCATCCACTCGACGATTCGTATAGCAAAGCGCCCGAACATAATCAGGGTTTTGCTTCGCCTTCTCAGAGGTGAATGCCTGAACTAGCATACTTTCCCACTGGGCTGGAGTCCCGACGCAGACGCCCTCTGTGCGATCGCTTGTCATGTCAGTCTCCATGTCTACCAGCCCAGGCGTGTCGAGATTCAGCCGCACTTGCTCAGCCAAAAGGGCGATCGCGCCTCCGTACCGGACAACCTCTGTAAGCTGAAACTGCTCAAGCACGGATCCGAAACATGGGGACTGCGCTTCATTGACGGGCGGCAGCTGAGCTGGGTCACCCATGCAGACGACTTGTGTTTCTCGCTCCCTGAATAGCGTTCCCAGTTCATCAGTGACGAGCTGCCAAATCTCTTCGTTGAGCATGGAGCATTCATCAATTACCACTAGGTCGAATTGGCTGAATGCATTTTCAACACCGTAGTCTGGTTTGAAAATTTGCCTGCCGGTGGACTCGTCGATCTGGGGTTTCAATCCCAGCAACTTGCAAACTGTAATGCACTCAATGTTTAGCTGCCAGCGGTCAACCATCCGCTGTAAAACCTTGGTTGCCTTATTACTGAAGGCAGTGAAGACGATTCGCCTGCTGTCTCCTTTAGCCCTCAGTCCACTAACGGCTGCCTGAATCGTTGTGGTTTTCCCTGTACCTGCGTAACCGAAAAGCAGGTACAGGCGATCGCTGCCTGCCAAAAAATCGCCAATGCGTGCGATCGCTTCCGATTGCTGCGTGTTGGGCGTAAAACCTGGTAAGATTTCTGTATTAGAGTTTCTGAAATTTGGTCGCAGGACATTCCCGCTGGTAGGGTCGTCAGTCTGAAGCATATTAGTTCTCGCTTTTTGGTTGCAGTTGATTATGGAGTAGAGACGCCAATCTCTACTCCATTTTTTTTGACTCAATTAAAAGGGAATGTCCTCAAAACTGCCAGAAGGGGTGTTGCCTACCAGTTGCCTTTGAGGCACTACGGGCGCGATCGCGGCTACGCCAACACTAGGCAGTACAGGAACTCCGAGTGGCGCACGCTCAACAATCTGACAAGTGACTGAAAAGCCCCTGGTCATCTCAACAATGTTTGAGATTTTCAAAGTGTGTGGGGTGGCAAGACTGAGCTTGAAGCCAGTCTTCGTGTCCTCAACCGTTGCTTTAGCCAGCCTCACACAGGTTTTGATCCAGCTGCTGCTGCTGTCGTCCTTGAGCAGCCGGATGATAGTACCCTTTGCCCAGACGCGATCGCCTGTCTCCAGTTCCAAAATCCAGCTAGTCCGGGGCTGCTCTTCAGGCTTGCCATCTTTGGCAGGCTTGCCAGCGATTTCTACTTGCTCAATATCTGTGAGCGCGTATTCCCCGACGCCTAGCTCATGCATCTTCCCAACATCGCCACCGGTGCCACCGGTGCCAGCAACCATCAGGTGAGGGACAATCGATCCACCTTTGGCGAATAGCTTTTGCAGCTGCACCTGAGTCAACTCCGATTCTTGGGAAAGTCGAACCCCAATGCTGAAGCTGGCAGTATCAGCATCATCGGAGAAGTTGACAGAAACGAGCATGTATTGCTCTTCTTTGAGGTTTTCTTTCATTTCCACATTCAGGTAGCCAGTCAGGCTGCCAACGCTGAATTTGCCCGGTTCCTGCGTAACAGGCCAAGTATTAGAGCCAACACGCAGGATGATGCTACCTTCTTCTGTGGCAAACAGAGCAGGCGCGTAGACGCGCTCTAGAACTCCGTTGGAGTCTGCCATGACTAGCAAAACTTCCTGGGTGTTCAGCGTCTCCGTGGGTGGGAGATAGGCGATAAGCGCCTCAAACTGCTGAAATTCTGACTCAGAAAGAATTTTTTTGCCGATCAAGCTTCTGCCTGATGGAAGCTCTTTCATTGTGATGTGGGGGAAAGCATCGAGATTGTAGACGTAAGCTAGCATGTCTGCTTGTCCTGTTTTAATTTGGTTGATTTTGACTTTATGCGTTGTGTGAGTCGCATCCCTCCCGATCAATTTACCATAGGGAATGGCAAGGAAACGGTGCCTTACGCAGGCTCAATTGAAATAGACTCTACAAACTTCTTGCGTGCGATCGCCTGCAAAAGATACTCTTTTCTTCTGACATCTGCCCACTCAGCCTTGCACAATCGCGTGTCACAGAACGGGTTAACCGTTACGGATGTGAGCACGCAGCCTCCGCTCATAACGTCAAAGGAGTAATTCTTGTCCCACTCAAACTCTGTGGGCGGCTTAGTGGCGAGCGCGATCGCTTCCATCTGCTCTACAACCCTGTCTAGGCTCTCAGCAGCGCGACTAGCGAAGTCTTTGAGGTCAATGTCATCTGCCTTTAACGCATCCAGCCGTTTGACTAACGCTTGAGCCTCACGGATCATTGACTTGCGTTCTGCCTCCGCGCTGTGCGCGTCTACAGAGTCTTTAATCCGTTGCTCAAAGCTGCTTAAAGTAGGTTCCATCATCTTTCCTTTTGTGGGTGTGATCGCTTTTTGCCCGGTAGAGCGGGGTGGAATTAGAAGGGGCAATTTTCTTGCCAGCTACAGATGAACGCCCAGTCATTAGATAAGCAAAGCCCATCACGGATGTTTACGTCCATCACCTCAAAGCTCAGATGGCTGGCAACGTAATTAACGAGTAGCCGTTCTCCGCTGACTACTTTTCGGTAGAGGGCGATCGCTCGTTCGCCTTCCCCAGCTTTAACGATCGCCCTTCTAGACTGCATTGCTTTAGCGTTTACCACCTGCGGGCTGCCGGGGCTGAGTAGGTGGTTCTTTTCTTGTGTGATCATGTCGCTCCCGTATTGTTGTATCCGCCTAGTCCCGTCCGCCATAGGCCAGCTGCGATGACCTGCGATCGCCATGCCTCTACCAATGCCTGCTGTAGGGGGTTCAATGGGACGTGTTCAGAGTCCCAGCGTGCGATCGCTTGTGCCGTCGCCTCAGACTCATTTCCCTGCGCTGGCATTCCTGCTTCTACTAGCTGTCTCCAGTAGTTGCCTGAGAGGGTAATTGTTTTTCTGTTTTCTTGTGTTACTGGCATTTTATTTTTCTGTGTTTGCGATCGTTTTAGGGCAGCGTATGAAGCCGCCCTGTGACTTGAAACCTAGTCGATACTGAAGCCAGCAACCCGTGTAGGTGCGGGGCGGTTAGCAAGACTGGCTTCAGGGCGGTGATTGATCACCACTGACTGACTTTTTACGACTGGAATGATTGGCTTAACGGTTGCGTCTGACATGCTTTTTGCTTTTAGGTAATTGGTGAACCGAACTGAGTAGAGAAGTCTATCGGGTGCCGCTCCCTTGGCTTGCGGCTGGCCCACCTTCTACAGGTGGCTCGTAGGAAGTTCCGCTGTTGGCGATCGCGGGTAATGCTGCTAGAAGGACGATTAGTAGAACGGTCAGGTGTCTCATGAAATCTCAGTGGTGCTTGCCTGTCTCTTATAGTTATAGCCTGTTACTAGCTAGCTGTCAATACATTAATGCTAACAGCTATGTGTTGACAGATGTTGAGTAAAGTAATAACGTGTACTTATAGAGCTTGGGTATGGCAATGAAATGCAGAATTAAAGATCTAATGGCTGCGCAGCGACTAACGCAGCAGCAGGTAGCTGGCAGGACTGGACTAAGCCCTACGATTGTCGGGAGACTGTACCACAACAAGTTCAGCCGCCTGGATAATGGAACGGCTGAAACCGTCTGTCGGTTCTTTAAAGTTGAGCTTGGGGAAATGTTTTATTTGCAGGAGGGCGATCGCCATGAGTGACCCAAACGATATCGCTACAAAGATTGTTGAAACTGTCAGCGTTGAGCTGGCAATGCTCGCACTCATAGAGTCCATCTGCAAGGCAGCTATCAAAGAGGGCTATTCAACTGAGCAGGTAACGGGGGCTATTGATCGCAGCTTCCCTGGAGGCGTAGAGTCAGTTAGGCTATACGGCTTGATATCCTCTGAAATAAAAACGCATCTTGCAGCGGCGATCGGCTCAAAACCATTTAGTGGCTAAATGCCGATAGCGAAGCGCTGCTTGCAGATCGCCCCATCCAACCTCAGCGCTGGCGGTGTTCCTGATTGCTGACTAGCGGAGCCGCTAAACGAATCTCGTTCTTATGGGCGATCGGATACGTGCAGCACCGCTAATAAGCGGGTAAGATCTCAAACTATTTCAGGGACTTTTTCAGGACTAGGTAGCTGATCTATCCAATCTTGAATCAACTGAGTCATCGTCTTCTTACGATCTTCTGCTACTCTATGTAACTTCTCAAGCCTAGAAACTTCAATCCTTAAATTCAGCTTCCCTTTCATTTTGTCCACACATTGACCACACATATATGCTATCATAGATATATGCCTACATACTGCACCAAGTTACCTGACCATCTCGCCCCATTCTTAGACGCAACCGCCGCGTTGTATTCCAAAATTGAGCATGAGATGCATGTACTGGTGTTAGAAGGTAGCAAGACACTGGCTCAAACCGAAAAGTATTTGCAAGGGAAGCACGGCGTTGATTCAACCACGATTCGCAATGTGTGGGACAACCTGAAAGGGAAACACCAATCAATTGCAGAGCTGCAAGACGTTCACCGCA